GCTCCGCACCGCCGCCTACAGCGCGTGGGTCGCCCGCGAGAAGCTCGGCAGCGAAGGCGAGCAGGCTGAGCGCATCGGCATCTCCCGGACGCAGCTCAACCGCGTCAAGCGCGACATGATCGCCCCCGGCGAGCGGTTCATAGCCGCCCTGCTCACGGCGACCGGCAGCAAGTTTGAGCAGATGTTCGAGGTCGTCAGGTGACCGCCGACGAGGCGTTCGCCCTCGGCTACGCCGACGCCCGCCCCCTGTCCCAGGAGGCCGCCGACGCCATCGCCGCCTGGCGCGCCCGCTGGGCCGAGTACCTCACCGAGCCCGTCGCGGCCTGAAATGACGCCGCCCACCGCGAGCAGGCAGTGGGCGGCCCCGGCGGGAGGAGATCCGAACGCCGGTACGAGCCCAGGATAACGGAGGAGATCCGGAATGAACCTCAGCACCACGATCAGGGTGGCGGAAGGGCCGCTGACCGTCACCGTCCTCGGCAGCGGCAAGACGAGCTTCGCCAGCATCGACCTCACCGACCTCAGCGACATCCGCCTCTACGGCGCCGCCGACTGCGACCGGCTCATCGCCGCCGCCGCCACGGCCAGGCAGATGCTGGAGATGGCCGGCCGCCCCCACGGCTATGAGCGCGCCGCCGGCGGCCCTCACTGCGCCCGCTGCGGCCAGATGCAGGACCGCGACGTCCACGAGGCCAGCGGCGGCGCAGAGACGGGGGACGCGCGATGAGCAACCCCGGCGGCTGCCCGCCCTGCGGCCCGTACACCGAGACCCGCATGCCCGGCGGCATGCAAGACGGCAAGCCGCTCCCCGACATCGTCATCAAGACGTGCAACCGGTGCGGGGCCACGTCATGACCGCCCCCGCCGAGCTGGTCATCGAGGTCACCGCAGACGACATCCGCCTGGGCGTGCCCGGGAACATGTGCCGCTGCCCCGTCGCGATCGCAGCGGTGCGGGCACTCGGCGGCGACTGGGCGGGATACCTCGCCGTCGAGGAATACGGCGACGACGGTGAGCTCCAGGTCTCCCTCTACGCCAGCATGTACGCCCTGCATCCGTACGCCGCCTACCCGCTGCCCTACTGGGCGGCCGACTTCGTGGCCCGTTTCGATGAGGGCGACCACCCCGTGGAGCCGTTCACGTTCACCGCGCGCCTTGAGGCCACGTCATGAGCCGGGGCCGTCACGCCCGCGACGGGCAGCGCCGCGACGCCATCCGCGCCTGGATCGCCCGGCACATCCCATCCATCCCCATCTCCCGCCGCGTGCATGGCGCGGCGGGGGGCGCGACCGCCACCACCCCCCCGGCGGAAGCGCCCGAGGCACCCGCCCCCCCGGCCCCCGTTCCCGGGGCGGGTGCCTCACCTGAACTGCCACGACTCCGGCATGCGGACCCGGAGGGAGCAGCCGCCCCCGCACCTGGCGCGGGGGCGGCACGCCCCCCCTGGGTCACCTGGCACGGCCCCCCCGGCACCCCGCCCCCGCCACGGCCAGCCGCGCGGCGCGACACCATCGCCATGCCCGCCGTCAACGCCGCCCTGACCGCCCGCTACCTCGCCGCCCACGAGGCCCGGCGCGACGCCCCGGCGGTGACCCTGTGAGCGACGGCAACGGCACTAAGGTCACCGCCGAGAGCCTTGACGGCGAGGGCAGCGAGTCCTGCGTGATCAAGGATGACTACAACCTCATCACCGACGGCGACTGCTATGTGCACAACATCCAGGTGCACGTGAACGGCACGCATGTCATCACCATCAAGAACGTCGGCGGTGCGCGATGAGCGCCGCCGACGCCCGCGCCGGCCTGGAGAAGGCGATCCGCCGCGCCGCCGGCTGCCCCCGCCCCGACCCCGGCGACTGCCCCGTCTGCGCCGGCGCCATCAGCGTCGCCATGGCCCAGGCCACCGTCTACGCCGAGCAGTACGCCGCCGAGGCCATCGAGAAGGCCCTCGCCCCCTACCGGCTGCAGGCGGCCACCGCAGAGCACTCACCGAAGGGAGGACGGGCACCGTGAGCGCCGCCGACGCCCGCGAGGAACTGGAGGCCGAGGTCTGGCGCGTCCTCGGCGTCTACAGCAAGCACCCGCTCGTCCACCTCGTTGACGGCATCCTGTCCCGCGCCGAGGCCTACACCTCCGCATACGCGGCCGAGGCAGTCGAGCACGCCACCGCAGCCGAGGCCAGCGCCGCTGAGCACCGCGAGCAGCCCACCGGGACCGTGCCGCCGGCCCCCCGGTGCGCCTGCGGCGCCATCCTCCCCGACCACCCCGGGCGCGGCCCCAAGCCCCGCAAGTGCCCCGCGTGCCGCGCCGAAGGGCTGCGCGCCTACAGGCTCGCCTGGTCGCGGAGCCGCCGGCGGCGCCAGAAGGCGAACGCCCGCAGGTGCCCCGACTGCGGCGCGCCCCGGCCTGACCACCTCATCACCTGCGGCATCCTCGCTGGGACCCTCGGGAGGCCAGCGTGAGCGACTTCGGCGACTACGCGCTGTCCGTCTGGCCCGACATCACCTGGCTCCTCTTCGCCCTGTGCGCGGCGCTGGCCGGCATCTGGTGCCTGCGCGCCGCCCTGGCCATCGCCCGCGGCGGCCGGTTCCTCGGCAGCCTCATGGACCGCGGTGACGGCCAGGGCGGCGTGCCCCTCACCCGGCCCATGGACCTCGGCGGGCTCGTCATCAGCCGCGAGCAAGACGACCACAACGCCTGGCTCGCCAGCTGCCCCACCGGGGCAATCGGCGACGCCACGCAGCCCATCGACCCGGACCCCGGCGACGGCTGCACGTGGTGCAAGCCCGGGACCCTGCGCGCGTGGCCCTGCGCGTGCGCGGGCGAGTGCGGCGACCCCGCCTGCGCCCCGGCGGTCCGCCATGGCTGACGCGCTGCCCCGGTATGCCCCCGATGAGGTCACTGCCCTGCTGAAAGCCGCCACGCGTGCCCGCTGCGCTCACGACTTCACTTGCGGGCTAGATGTCCACACGTGGCTGATGCAGGTCGGCGAGCCCGCTGATCCGCTGCCCGCATGGTCCATCGTGGCCGGCCAGCAGGTGCTTGCGCAGCTCATGTCCGTGCCGGTCATCGTGGACGAGCTGATGCCGCCTCGGGAGTTCCGCCTGGTCAGGCATGACTCCTGCGACGTGCACGCGGACGCTGGCACGGTCACCCATCACAGGTGCTTCGCGGTGACGGGGGTGATGGCTCCGTGAGCCGCGACATCATCACGAAGCCGTGCATCGTCGGCGGGATGGACGAGGACTGGTACCACAGCGACTTCGGGCCAGTCCCTGAGGGCAGCCTGTCCAGCTCCGGCGCCAAGCTCCTCCTCCCGCCGAACTGCCCCGCGATATTCGACCACCAGCGCCGCCACGGCAAGCGCCCCACCAAGGCCATGGAGCTCGGCACCGTCGTGCACGGCATGGTCCTCGGCACCGGCCAGCCGGTCGACGTCCACGACTACAAGGACTGGACCACCAAGGCCGCCAAGGAGGCCAAGGCCAAGGCGATCGCCGCCGGGCACGTGCCGATGCTCGTGCACCAGCATGCGGAGGCCGAGGCCATCGCCCAGGCCGTCATGGAGCACCCCACCGCCGGGGCGCTGTTCGCCGAGGGAGACGCCGAGCTCAGCGGCTTCTGGCAAGACGAGGAGTTCGGGGTATGGCGGCGCTGCCGCTGGGACTGGCTCACCCCGTGGGGCGAGATCGGCGACCTCAAGACCTGCGCCTCAGCGTCACCTGCCGACATCGCCAAGGCGATGTTCAACTACGGCTACTACATGCAGAACGCGTTCTACCGCGACGGCTACACCGCCCTGTTCGGCGAGGAGCCGCGCGACTTCCTCAACGTCTTCGTCAGCACCAGCCCGGATGAGCCGTACCTCATCACCATCGCCCGGCTGCCCGATGAGCACGTGGAGCTGGGCCGCCAGCGGAACCGCGACGCGCTCGAGCGGTACGCCGACTGCACCGCCGCCGGGGTGTGGCCCGCGTGGTCCGAAGACATCATCGAAATCGGCCTGCCCTACTGGGCAGCCAAGAGCATCGAGACGGAGCTACTCCATGACCAGCCCTATTAAGCCGGCCAGGCTCACCACCCCGCGCGGCTTCGCCATCTACGACCAGCTCAGCGACACCCACGGCAACGAGGTCCGGATCCAGCAGTCCAGCTCAGCGGACCACGACGCCGTCTGGATCTTTTGCGGCAGCGACAGCGACTACCAGACGCCCCACCTGACCACCGAGATGGCCATCAGGGTGCGCAATGCCCTCGACGCGTTCATCGCCGAGCACCCCATGACCACCGAAAGCGAGACCAGCTCATGACCGGCAACGACATCGCCACCCGCAACGGGCAGCTCGCCCCGCACCAGCAGGCCGCCCTCGCCATCGAGCCAGGGCAGGTGACATGGAACGAGGTGCAGGAAGCCGCGCTGGCCCAGATCGGCCTGAAGGACGCCTCGCCCGCCGACCGGGCCGTGTTCCTCCACGTCTGCCAGCGCACCGGCCTGGACCCGTTCAGCGCCCAGATCTACATGATCCCCCGCAAGGAATGGGACGCCGCCGCCAGGGCCGAGCGGGTCAAGTGGAGCATCCAGACCGGCATCAAGGGCCTGCGGGTCATCCGCGACCGCGCCGAGCGCCGGTACGGCGTCCGTGGCATCCTGTCCCGCTTCACCTACTACGACGCCGAGGGCAACGATTACCCGGCCTGGGTGCGCCCCCTGCCGCCCGTCGCCTGCGAGGTCACCTACACCGTCCGCGACGGCAACGGCGTCGAGACCCCCTACACATCGGTGCTGCGGTTCCTGGAGTACCAGCAGCACAACAAGGACGGCAAGGCCATGGCCCAGTGGGCGCCGGACCAGAAGCCCGTCCACATGCTGGAGAAGTGCACCGAGGCCGACGTGTACAACAAGGCCTTCCCGCAGGACTTCGCCGGCGTCTACCTCGATGACGCCATGCCGCCGCCCGAGCCCGTGGCCGAGGCGCCCCTGCCGCAGCGGGTCACCGCCGCCGAGATCCAGCGGCGGGCCGCCCGGCCGCACGGGCAGCCCGTCCGCTCCGTCACCGTCCCCCCGCCGCCCGGGGACCACCCGTGGCCCGGCGACGCCGCCCCCGCCCGGCCCGCCCGCAACGCCGACCAGGCCACCGGCGAGGTCATCCCGGACCCCGGCAGCCCCCACGACGCCGTCATCGCCCGCTTCAGCGAGCTGGGCATCGCCGGCCCCGAGGTCCCCGGCTACCTCACCCGCCTGTCCGGCCACCCCTACGCCAGCGTCGAGTCCCTGTCCCGCGCCGCCGCCACGTGGTTCACCGGCAAGCTCGCCGGGCTGGGCAGCCGCGACGAGCTGGAAGCCGCCGCCACCGCCGCCGAGGCCCGCCGCGAGCAGGACAACGCCGCCGAGGCCGCGGACGCCACGGGGGTTCCCGATGGCCAGTGACAGCGACTGGACGTCGCTCGGGTCGGTGCTGGACGCAGACGGCAACCTCGTGGAGTTGGACCGTGACCAGCACGGCACGGTCGCGCTGACGTTCGCCATGGGGTCGGCCGAGATCGAGGCCGCATGGCTGACCCCCTTCCGCGAGCTGCTCGACCGGGCCGCGATGCCGGGACAGCCATTGCCGCAGGCCGCGCCGACCAAGGCTGAGGTCGACCGCTGCGGCTACTCCGACGACCCGTTCCACCGCTGCCGGGTCTGCTACGACTACGCGGCCGGGCGGGAGCGGGACCACCCGCTGGCCGCCGCGGTGCCGGGGCAGCCCGGCGCGGCGGGCGAGGCGGAGGCGGGCAATGCCTTACCGGCCATGGTGGGCGATGGCCCCGCACGGAACCGACGCAGGCTACCAGCGGTGCAAGAAGCGCCCCCAGGGAGCCTGCCAGTCCTGCAAGGACGCCCACGCCCGCGACATGCAAGCGCGCCGGGAGATGCTGCGCCGCGCCGGGTGGACGCACAGCAAGGAACTGAACAAGTACGTCCCCCCGGAGGCCGGCCATGCAGCATGACCCCCCCTTCTGGTCTTCCTGCCACGGCACCCGCGCCGAGTACTGCGGCTACTACCGCTGCGGCCAGTGCAAGGCCCGGCTCCGCCCGCGGCCCTACCTCCCCGGCGACGCCGAGGCGGCCGCCGCCCGGGGCGACAACGGGCCATGGCTGCTGTCCGTCCCGCCCGCGGCGCCCCGCCACGTCCAGCCGTACCTAGGAGAGACATCCGATGGCTGAGGCCACCCAGGCGCGCCAGCAGCTCGCCGCCGCCATCACCGCCCGCCGCGCCGAGCTGGGCCTGTCGCAGGCCGCCCTTGCCCGCCGCGCCGCCGTCAGCCCCCGCACCATCTGGAACCTGGAGAACACCAGCAGGCAGCCGCGCCCCGGCTGCCTGCACGCCATCCTCACCGCCCTCGGCATGACCACCCGGGACACCGCCCCGCCCGTCCACGGCACCGACAACGGCTACAAGCGCGGCAAGTGCGCCAGGGGACTCGGGTGGCCGCTGCTGCCAGGGCCAGCGGAGGTGACCAGCCGTGGCTGAGGCGGCCGGCGGCCCGGCCTCATGCTGCCACTGCCTGGCCGACATCATCGCCGGGGACCTCAAGGGCACGTGGCGGCTCGCATGGGGCGGCGCCGACGACCCCTGGACCTGCCCGGAGGAGCCGCGCGGCCACGCCCCGGCGCTGGAGAAGGTCGCTGACGACAGCAAGCCGCCGCCGTGGTGGCGCCGGTACGAGCCGCCCCGCTGGTTCCCCGAGTGGCTGCACCTGCGCACCTGCACGCACTGCCGGGGCGGCATGCGCTGGGTCCGGCAGCAGGAAAGGGCGCGCCGTGGCTGAGATCCGCCTGGCCGACCCGCAGGCCACCCTCCTGGAGGAGATAGCCGACCCCGCCGTCCGCATCAGGGACGTCACCATCACCTACGCCTTCGCCCTGCTCGACCAGGACGCCGTCGACTGGCCGGAGGTCAACAAGGCCATCCTCGCCCGCTGGTCGGCCCGCACGCTGGACCGGGTCAAGCGGGACGCCTGGCGCATGCTCGCCGAGAAGAAGGAGAGGGAGCGCCGTGGCTGAGGTCGTCTTCACCGTCCACGGCACCCCCGCCCCGCAAGGCTCCAAGCGGGCCTTCGCGGTGCGCGGCAAGGGCGGCGTCCCGACCGGCAGGGTCGCCGTCATCGAGTCCAGCCACGACCGCGTGAAGTCCTGGCGGCAGGCCGTCATCGACGCCGCCGATGAGGCGCGGTTCCGGTGGGGAGGAGCCTTCACGCCGGGGATGCCGCTGGAGCTGGCCGTCACCTTCTGGCTGCGGCGGCCGAAAGGGCACTATCGCACCGGCAAGAACGCCCACCTGCTGCGCGACACGGCACCGCTGCACCCGGCCGGGATGCCCGACCTGAGCAAGCTCGTGCGGTCCACCGAGGACGCGCTCACCGCCGTCGGGCTGTGGGCCGATGACGCCCAGGTCGTCATCGTCCAGGCCGCCAAGGCGTACGTGGCCGCCGGCCAGCCGCCCGGCGCGTTCATCCACGTCCGCGAGGTATGGGAGCAGGAGCCATGACCGGCGACGACTCGATAAGCGGCGACTGATGGCCGTCTTCACCACCGAGCACACCGCCCGCAAGAAGCACAGGTGCAGCACGTGCCTGCGCCCCATCAAGCCCGGCCAGCGGTACGCGGCGCACGTCATCACCCCGCGCGATCCCGAGATCGGCAACGCCCGCTGGTACCGGCTCCGCTCCCACCTCACCGACAAGGACTGCGAGGACACCAGTGAGTGACATCAAGATCAGCGGCACCCTGCCCAAGGGCGATGCTAACGGCGCGGCGGCCATCGCCGCCGACCTCATCGCCGAGCCGCACCGCTTCAAGGTCCTGCTGATGATCGTCGACTGCCGCAAGGTCACCACCGACCACGACAGCGGCGAGCAGGTCCCCACCGCCCGCGTCCGCCGCGTCGAGGCCGTCCTGCCAGCCGACCTCCCGCAGGCCGAGCAGCTGATGCGCAGGGCGCTGGAGAAGCGCAACGGGCGCACCATGCTGCCCATCGGCCTGGAGGACGAGATGCGGGCCGCATTCCGCGACATCAACCCGCGCACCGGGGAAAAGGGCGGCGACAGCTCCGCTTCCAACGACTAGGGAGAAATGGACAACGTGAATGGCGGCCAGCGCGACGGAATGGGCATGGCGGCAGTCGCGCGCAAAGAATGGCTCGCTAATAGTGCTACTGGCAATAGCTGACGAGATCGACAACGGACGGGAGGCGGTAATGAGCGTGGCCCAGCTGGCGGCGAAAGCGCACCTTAGCGAGCGCGCCGTCCAGGCCGCCGCAAGCGATCTGGGACGCCTCGGGCTGACGTCCGCGATCCGCGTCAAGGGCGGCAGCGCCTACCAGCTAGCCATGGTCGACCACGCGTCAGAAGGCGCAGATTCTGCACCCCTACCAGCGGGTAAGGGTGCAGATTCTGCACCCCCGCAGATTCTGCACCCCGCAGATTCTGCACCCCCTGACGAGATGAAACCGCAGGTCAAGCCCAAGGGTGCAGAATCTGCACCCCCGGAAATCTCCGACATGTATGTAGTAACTAACGGTAGATCTATGGCTGAGGTTAAAGACGTGCCGGCAAAGCCGCCACGGCGGCGAGAGGACCGGCCAGACGTCGAGCGACTGTGCGCCCACCTCGCCGAGCGCATCACGGCCAACGGCTCCCGGCCGCCAGCGATCACCGCCAAATGGCGCGACGCCGCCCGCCTCCTGGTCGACAGGGACGGGATAACCGAGGAGCAGGCGCACCTCGCAATTGACTGGTGCCAGGACCATGAATTCTGGCGCGCCAACATCCTCTCGATGCCGAAATTGCGCGAGAAGTACGACCAGCTAAGGCAGCAGGCACGCCGCCAGCCGAAAAGGAATGACGGAGACCGCAAGCTAGGCATAATCGCCGGGTTCATTGAAAGGGCCGGAAATGAATAAGCGGGAAACCGGGAAGCTCATCGCCTACGTCATCGGAGCCTGCCCCCAGCAGCAGATAAATGAGCTGACCCCCGACGCGTGGCACGACATCCTCGGCCACCTCGGATACGAGGAATGCCGGGAAGCCGCCCGCGCAGTCGCCGCCCGCCAGGCATTCGTCGCGCCAAGCGAGATCATCGCCGAGATAGCCGACCGGCGGTGCGCCGAGATGCCCCAGTCGAACGCCTGCCGGGGCAGCGACTGCGGCGGCTGCCGCCGCACCTGGTGCTCGCACTCCTGCCACCCCGGGGCCGTCGCCGCCATCGCGGGCCCGCAGCGAGCATCGCCCAGGGGCGTCCAGCGGGGCGGCGGCGAGTCCGTCGCGCTCGGCGAGGCCATGAGGGCGATCACCCGCTCGCCATGACAAGCCCGTTCGGCTGCTTCGACTGCAACGGCGCCGACCACTGGGCCGACAGCTGCCCCGAGCTGGATCCGGTGAAAACGCGGAAAGAGCACGAGGCGCGGATAGCGAAGTACGTGCGATGGTTCCGCGACGATGACCCGCCACGGATAACCGCCAGCCAGAAACGCAAGCTGATCGAGATGGAAAACGAGCGGTGGAAAGCCGCCCAGGAAAGGAAAAGCGCGTGAGCGGCGCAATCACCCCGGAGGACACCATCCGCCTCTTGGCGCTGGAATTGCCTCCCAACGACTCAGGTGCCACCACCGTGCGCGGCTACCTCGTGGCGCTGCTCGACCAGCCGTGGCGCGAGGACGAGTGCTTCAGCGGCAAGCGCCCGTTCGGCAACAGCAGCTGGCAGTACGACCTCTACGGCCCCATGGTCAAGGCCGGGATCATCACCGGCCAGCTGGACGAGGACGGGTACATCGAGCAGGCCGACATCAGGCGCGCCGATGAGCTGATCCTCGCCGCCATCGCGTCGCTCGGCCAGCCGTCGTGAGCGGCCCGCCCGCGCCCCCGCCCGCCACGCCAGGGCAGGCCGAGCATGTGGCTCGCGAAATGCACGCCGCATACTGGCGCGTCGTCGCCGCCGGGCACTGGGCGTGGGAGACCGAGGAGCAGGAACTCCGCGAGGGCTGGCTGGCCGCCGCCCAGGTCACACTCGCCGACCTCGCCCAGGCCCGGCGCGAGCTGGCCGAGGCACGCGAGAAGCTGGCCGCCACCCAGGCCATCGCCCGCATGCTCCGGGCCACCGCCATCGAGATCCTCGCCGCGTACGAGTCCGGCACCGTCGTCAGCGACGAGCTGGCCGGCATCTGGCGCGAGCGGCTGGGCGGCGACCATGCCTGACGCCGCGCCTGCCCTGGCATGCCCGAAGGGTCACGGCCCGATGGTGCCCCGCCCAGGGCAGACTCCCGAGCAGCGGTTCTGCGGAAGCTGGTTCGAGTGCCCTCCCGGTCCTCCCGGCTACTCATGCGCCAGCTCGGCGCTCATGCCATCACCGCAGCTGCTTGACGCCGCCGACCGCGCCACCCTGGAGGCCGGTCATGCCTGACGCCGCGCCCCGCCCGCTCGCCGCCCCCGACGTGGTCGCCGGGCTGCTCGCCGACGTCGCCGCCCGGGACGAGCGCCTGGCCGAGGTCACCGCCGAGCTGGCCGAGCTGCGGAACGCGCTCATGCTGGCCCGCACGGCAGCACGGGAGATGGCCGACGAGTTCATCACCTGGACGGTCACCCCGGAAGACCATGAGCGCATCCTCGCATGGCGGCAGCTCGCCGGGCTGGATGGCGCCAGCGCCGACCTTGCCCCCGATCACGTGCTGGCCGCGCGGGTGCGGGCCGTCATCGCCCGCTACAAGGACGACGAGCTGAACCCGATCACGGCGTTCGCGGACATCATGGACGCCGCCGGGGAGGCGCCATGAGCCAGTGCTGCCCCATGGACACCTACAGCGGCCGGGTCAAGCTCGACCTGCAGGGCGACGAGGTCGAGATAGCCGACTGCTCCTGCGGCGACGACTGCCAGTGCACGTGCCTGGACTGCGTGTGCCCGTGGCCCGACGACGACGACGAGGACGAGCGGTACGCGACCCTGCAAGCCGAGACCATCGCGGCGGCCGACCTCGACCCCGACTGGCCCCGCATCCCCGACCGCAACTAACCGCAACGAACAGGAGACCTGATCATGAGCAACGCGCCAGGCCCCGCGCAGGCGCTCTACGCCGCGTACATGTCCGTCATGGGCGAGCCGCCGCAACCGTGGGCCGACCTTGACGAGAGGCTCCAGCGGGCGCTTGAGTCCGGAGCCGACGGGGCCATCACCGCGCATCAGGGGACGCTGCCCCGGCCGGGTGATGACCCGCGCGGAATCCCCGTCTGGTTCCGCTTCGCCGACATCGACATTCGCGCCACCTGCGAGTGCGGCTGGACCGCGACCGGCGACTCAGCCCGGGACGCCTTCAGCGCGTGGTGGAAGCACCGCCACGACGCCCACCCCACCGCCATCTGACCACCGAAGGAGACCGATCATGAGCGCACTGAACATGGCGCAGCCTGGCATGTGGCGCACCGCCTACTCCGACTCCGCCGACGCCTGGCAGATCCTCAGCCGCCACATGGCGATGCTGCAGGTCATAGACGAGCACGCCGCCCTCGCCGCGCTGCTGGACGAGGCGATGATGGCCCTCGCCGACGGCGTCACCCCCGGCCCGTTCACCGCCGCCGCCGACGTGCTGCGCGGTGCCCGGGCGCGGACGGCGGAGCAGCGGCAGCAGCCTGAGCCGCCCCGCCATGGCACCGGCCCGCAGTACACCCCGAACGGCAACGGCCACGACGCCCCCAAGGCCGTGGCCCCGTGAGCGGCGAGGCTGGCGGCGGCCACCGGTACCCGGACAGCGCCGAAGAGGCAACAGACCAGGCAACAGATCCGTTCGGCGGCCATGAGTTCGCCTATGAGTCGTCCACGGACCTGTTCCGCTGCGCGCACTGCCGGGCCTACGAGGTGACGGTGCGCGGCGACGACGGCAAGATCGCGCAGTGCCCCGGCGACGTGCCGGGAGAGCCGATGGTGCTCAATGCCTGGTGAGGCCGCTGCCGTGAGCCGCCGGGAGCTGGCGACGGCCGCGCACGCCGCCATGTGCGCCATGCTCTTCGCCTCCTCTGAGGCGTGGCCGGCGTTCGCGGCGTGGGCGGAGCAGAACGTCCCGGGGGAGTCGTGGGGTGAGGATGACCGGCTGGCGCTGGCGGGGAACGCCGCGACCCTGGCCCGCCTCGCCCGCCACCTCGACGACGCGGAAGGGAGCGCGTGATGGCCCCGGCGACATGCCCGGCCAAGTACGAGCCGGAGGCCAAGGCCATCAACACCCACACCTGCGACAAGGACGAGGGCCACGACGGCGATCACCACTGCCCGTGCGGCGAGGGCTGGGATGAGCCACGGCCCTCGCCACCCGTCAGCGTCCGCCAGCAGGCCCGCAAGGACGTCCGCCGGATGTGGATCGACGCGTTCGGGACTGAGCCGTGACCGGCTGGCGGAAGCCGTCCCGCAGCTTCAGCAACGGCAACTGCGTCGAGGCCGCCCATGGTCCCGGCGTCGTCGGCGTGCGGGACAGCAAGCCGGGCGGGGACGGGACGGTGCTGATGGTCCCGGCGGCCGCCTGGCGCGCGTTCACCGCGAGGCTGCGGTGACCTGCGCCGCCATGCGCACGCGAGCCCGCGACCTGCTCTGGCGGGTATCCGACTGGCTCTGCGCCCGGGCTGGCGCCGGATCTGACGACGGGATAACGCGCCCTTGGCTATTCGAAGCGGGTCACCAGGTCGGCGAGCTCGGCTGGAGGCTCCGGTGACCCGCCCCATCGAGGTGGTGCTAGTCGCCAGGGGGCGGCTGTCCCGCTGGCAGGCCGCCCGCTACCGGGTGCAGTCAGCCATGGCGAGCCTGTTCCTCGGCCTGTCCCTGGGCCTGGCCGCCGCCCTGGCCGTGGCGGTAGTGCTGGCGCTGGCGGGGGCGCTGATGGTGATCCTCGGGCTGGTGCCATGACCGCGCCGTACTTCGCCGACGACCTGGTGACGCTGTACCTCGGCGACTGCCGGGAGGTCCTGCCCGCGCTCGGCGTCACCGCCGACTGCGTGATCGCGGACCCGCCGTACGGCGAGACGTCGCTGCCATGGGACAAGTGGCCGGAAGGCTGGCTGGAAGTGGCCGCCAGCGTGTCGGCGTCGCTGTGGTGCTTCGGCAGCATGCGAATGTTCCTCGAGCACGCCCGCGAGTTCACGCTGGCGAGCTGGCGGCTATCCCAGGACGTCATCTGGGAGAAGCAGAACGGCACGGGATTCGCCGCTGACCGGTTCAAGCGCGTCCACGAGACCGCCGCCCACTGGTACCGGGGCCGCTGGGCGGCCATCTACCATGAGGCCCCGAAGACCGAGGTGGCATGGCGCACCGCGCCCAACAGCGGCCGGGCGCAGCCAACGCACACCGGGGCAATCGGGAGCCGCCCATGGGCCGACGACGGGTCACGCCTCGCGCGGTCAGTCCTGCGCATCCCGAACATGTGGCGGCGCGACCCGATCCACCCCACGCAGAAGCCGGTAGAGCTGCTGAGCCCGCTGATCGCCTATGCCTGCCCGCCCGGCGGCCTGGTCATCGACCCGTTCGCGGGCAGCGGCAGCGCGCTCGAGGCGGCACGCGCGACGGGCAGGCGGGCCATCGGCGTGGAGGCCGACGAGCGGTACTGCGAGCTGGCCGCTCGCCGCCTGTCGCAGGGCGTCCTGTCCATGGAGGGCCCGTGACCGCGCCTGAGTGCGCCGCGCAGTGCGGCCGCCCGTCCCCGAACGCCGTCATCTGCGGCGCCTGCACAGACTCCCTCGCCGCCGCGCTCACCATGGCCGCCTCAATCGCCCCCGACCTGGACGACGCCATCGCCCGCCAGCTCCGCCACGGCAGCGGCGGCCGCCGGTCAGGGGACGAGCAGCCGCTGCCTGTTGACCTGCGCGCCAGCGACGCACGCCGGGAGCTGGCCACCGTGCTCCTGGAGGCCGTCAGCGACGTGATCTCGGGGCCATGGCCGCCGGCCACCATCACCGCGATGGCGGAATGGCTGATCGCCCGCATGCCCGAGCTGGCCGTGCACCCGCTCGCCGGGCACGAGTACTACGCCATCCGCCGCGCCGTCACCCGCGCCGCCATGGTGCTCGACGGGCCGCCTCCCCGGCAGTACGCGGGCCCCTGCCCCGACTGCCATGCCGATGTCCTCGGCCAGCCCGGCGCCCCCATGGCCCGCTGCAAGGGCTGCGGACGGCAAGTGGAGGTCGCCGCCCAGCAGGACGCCATGCGCGCCGCCATGGACGACATGCTGTTCACCGCCGCCGAGCTCGTCTCCATGGCGAGGGCGCTCGGGCAGCTGGTCAGCGAGTTCACGGTGCGGTCCTGGGTCCACCGCGGCCAGCTGGTCGCGAAGGGCACCCGGCCACGCGGGAACGGGCAGCCCATGGCGACGTACAGGTTCGGCGACGTGCTGATCCTGATCGCCCGCAGCAACCGAGTGAGAGGATGACCACCATGGGGCCAGTCCCGTGAACCGTCACCAGCAAACGGCCCTTGACCATCACTGCCGCCTGTCCGTGGAGACCATGCACCCGCGCTTCGCCCGGCGGCTGGCGTCCGGCCTGTCCGTGGTGCTGACCGTCAACAGCGGCTATGAATGAATTGAGGCGGGATTCGGCGGGCCGGTCTGGCACGCGAGCATCGCAGGCAGCCTCATCAAGGCAGTCCTTGAGCAGGAAGCCCTACGCCAGCTCTCCGGACTGGGGGATGCAACGCAAGGGGAGTGGCGGGAGATGGGTGATCACGCCTTCCATGTGCGGCGGCGGCTATCTGCTGCTGAGGAACGGCAAGTGGGGCCTGCGGTAGACATCCGGGGCAGCGAGGAAGCACGGCAGCGGGCGGTGCGGCTCGGCCCGATGCTCCGGCTGGCGCCACCTGAGGTACTAGCCGAGGAATGCGGGTTCGGGTGACCATGGCGACCTGGGTTGACAAGGTTGTTAATGCACCGCAGTATGTAGCTAGATTTCGTGGAGTGGCCCCAGGCGACAGCCGGGGCCATCGCTATGTCTGGGAGTGGCCACCATGGGCGAGGGCTGACCATGCCGCGCTACCAGGGTTCGACTACCTCACGCGGCTATGGCACTCAGCACCAGGCAGAGCGGGAACGCCGCCTGAGCCAGTACCAGCCCGGCGACCCCTGCGCCATGGGCGGCGAGCCGATGACATGGTGGCCCGTGAGCGTCGCACGCCGCTACGTTGACCTGCCGCACGACCACGCCAACGGGGGCTACCTGCCTGGCCTCGCCTGCCGGACCCACAACCGCGCCGAAGGGGCAAGCCGCGGCAACCGCATGCGACCCCGCAAGCCGAGGCCGTTTGCCACCTCCCGCGCATGGTGAGCTACGGTCGACTACCCACAGGTAGGGGGGAGGGGTCACGACGCAACCTGGGCCCTCTGACTCCCGCCCGCAGTCAATCTTTTACACACGCCGTTTTTTCACAGATTGAGGTGGCCGGATGCCGCCCCGCACGCCTAAGCCGCCACTGAGCGTAGTCAAGGACGGGACGCCGGCCCCGCGGGCCGCGCGCAGGCCGGCGACGGTGAAGGCGGCGGCGGAGACGGGGTCGCGGCGGGATCTCCTGGTGGCCCTGCGCGCGCGGATCGCGGCGGACATCGATAACAAGAACACGCCGCCGCGGGACCTGGCGGCGCTGTCGCGGCGGCTGCTGGAGATCGCCAGGGACATCGAGGCGCTGGACGCGGCCGAGAAGGCGGATGACATTGGCGACGCGGCGGCAACGCCCGACGAGGAGTGGGCTCCTGCCCGAGGCCGCCCGGCTCGTGCTGCCGCGCGGAATCGCCAGTGACGGGTTCCCGTCGACGCGGGAGGTGTGCGGGCGGATCGGGATCACGTTCGACCCGTGGCAGTGTGACCTTAACCGGTGCATCCTGGCCAAGGCGCGGGGCGGCCTGTACGCGGCGGACACGGTGCTGCTGTCGATCCCGCGGCAGGTGGGCAAGACGTTCGATGTCGGCGGGGTGGTGTTCGCTGACTCGATCATCAACCCGGGGACGACGACGGTGTGGACGGCGCACCGGTTCAAGGTGGCGCGGGAGTCGTTCAATGAGATGCGGGCGTGGGCAAAGTCGCCGCTGCTCGGCCCGCACATTGACTATGACGCGATCACGACGGCGGCGGGCAATGAGTGCATCCCGTTCCGGAACGGCTCGCGGATCGTGTTCGCGGCCCGGGAGCGCGGGTCGGTGCGGGGGTTCACGAAGGTCCGCCGCCTGGTGCTGGACGAGGGGCAGATCCTGACGGAGCTGGCGTTGTCGGACCTGGTGCCGACGATGAACCAGGCGGTGAACCCGCAGGTGATCCTGATGTGCACGCCGCCGAAGCCGACGGACCCGAGTGAGGTGGTCACGAGGCTGCGTGATGACGCGCTGTCGGGCGAGTCCGGCGGGGTGCTGTACGTGGAGATGTCGGCGCCACCGGGGAGTAGCCCGGATGACCGGGCGGCGTGGCGGAAGGCGAACCCGTCGTACCCGAAGCGGACGCCGGCGCGGGCGATCCTGCGGATGCGGAAGCTGCTCAGTGCCGATGACTTCCTGCGGGAGGCGCTGGGGATCTGGGATGAGGCCGCGGTGCGGAGGATCAGCCCGGCTTTGTGGCGGGCGCGCGCGGACCCGGATTCGCAGATGGCGGGCCGGGTGGCGCTGGCGTTCGCGGTGGCCCGGGACGGGTCGTCGTCGGCGATCGCGGTGGCGGGGCGGCGCGCGGACGGGCTGAATCACGGCGAGCTGACGGACCCGCCGCAGCCGGGGACCGGGTGGCTGGTCCCGCGGGTGCTGGAGCTGGCGGAGGCCTGGGACCCGTGCGTGCTGGTGATCAACCCGGCGGCGGCGGCGGGGGCGTTCGAGAAGGAGCTGATCGAGCACGGCTTCGCGACTGCGGCGGCGGGGAAGGACCCGCCGGCGGGGAAGCGGCGGCTGCAGGTGGTGGGGATGCGCGAGTACGCGCAGGCGTGCGGGGCGCTGGCGGCTGACGTGAAGAACGACTCGTGGCGGCACCTGGGCCAGGGGCCGCTTGATGACGCGGTGGCCACGGCTGGAACCCGGCCGTTGTCGGATGCGTGGGCGTGGGCGGGCTCGCCTGAGCTTGAGGCGGTGACGCTGGCGCGGCACGGGTTCATGACGCACGGGGTGAATGCGCCCGTGTTCTTCGGCTCGTGGCGCTGAGGGAGCGGGTGGCCGGGCGGGACTCGAACCCGCAATCTCCCTCTTCGCACCGGCTTACCGGACTCCTCGCGGAGCGTGGCGCGCGACCACCGCAGCTACCGGCCATCCGCTGACCAGTCTAAAACACGAGGAGGCCGTCGTGGCATTGAGCGTGGCGCAGCAAGTGCCGCTGGACCGCATCGAGGACCGTGCGCGACAGGCGAGGCCCGGGCGCACTGTCCTGGTAGTGATCGCGGCGGTTCTGTTCGGGCTGGGCTGGGTGGCGTTCAAGGCGTGCGCCCTGTCGTGGCTGGCGGTGGCCTGGTGCGGGTTCGCGGTGATCGAAGGCTGGCAGTCGGCTAAGGCCGCGCAGCAGGCAACCTAATCAGGCCGGGGAGGCCATCTGTGGGCGTCCTGGACCGGGTGAACGCCCGTGCGGCGCGGCGCGGCCAGGATGAGGCGCGTTTCGGGATCGATGACTGGATTAGCCAGATGCTGATCCCGTCGGCGGGCCAGTTCACCTACGGTGGCGTAACTTACCCGTTCGGCGGCCTGTCCGGGCTGAGCCAGACGCTGGCGGGGACGCGGGCGGCGGAGATCGCGAACTCGCTGCCGGGGTACCGGGCGGCGTTGCAGCAGTGCCCGCCGGCGTTCGCGGCGCAGATGTTCCGGGCGCTGGTGCTGTCGCAGGCGCGGTTCACGTTCCGTAACCCGCCGTGGCACCCGCGGACGCCGCGCAGGCTGTTCAGCAACGGTGACCTGGCGGTGCTGGAGCGGCCGTGGCCGAACGGGACGACGGGTGACCTGGTCAGCCGGATGGAGTGGCACGCGGGGCTGGCGGGGAACGCGTTCGTGCTGCGGCAGCCGCGCAGGCTGCGGGTGATGCGGCCGGACTGGACGGCGATCCTGTACGGGTCGGAGACCGAGCCGGAGTGGCCGTCGGGCGCCCTGGACGCGGAGCTGCTGGGCTACGTGTACGCGAACCGGGGGATCGGGAACGGGGAGCCGCAGCTGAAGCTCCCGGCGGACGTTGCGCACTGGGCGCCGCTGCCGGATCCGGAGATGACCGGGCTTGGCATGTCGTGGCTGACCCCGGCTATCCGTGAGATGCAGGTTGACCGGCTGGCGACGGAGCACCAGCTGCGGTTCTTCGAGAACGGGGCGACGCCGAACCTGGTGGTCAAGGGAATCCCGGCGATCTCCCGGGAGAAGTTCGACGAGCTCGTGGCGATGATGGAGGCGGATCACGCCGGGGTGGCGAACGCGTACCGGACGCTGTACCTGGTGGCGGGCGCGGACGCGCAGGTGATCGGCAGCAACCTGGTTGACCTGGACCTGAAGGGGATCCAGGGGGCGCGGGAGACGCGCCTGTCGGTGCTGTCGCGGGTGCCGGCGGCGCTGCTGGGGATCAGCGAGGGCCTGTCGGGTTCGTCGCTGAACGCGGGGAACTTCAGCGCGGCGCGGCGGCTGTTCACGGACTCGTGGCTGTCGCCGACGCTGCAGGGCCTGGCGGCGTCGCTATCGACGATCATGACGGTCCCGCAGGACGCGGAGCTGTGGACTGACACGACGGACATGCCGATCCTGCGCGAGGACGCGAAGGACGCCGCTGACATCGAGAAGGTGAAGGCGGACACGATCGCGACCTACGTCAAGGAGGGCTTCACGCCCGCCAGCGCGGTGGCGGCGGTGCGGGGGCAGGACATCACGCTGCTGCAGCACGCGGGGCTGGTGTCGGTGCAGCTGTGGGAGCCGGGTGGTGAGTCGCCGCGCAAGCCCGAGCCGGGCGCGGAGTCCCCGTCGCAGCCGACGGGCGCGGGCTCGCCGTCACTCAAGGGCAAGCCGGCGGCGATCGGAGGAAGCAATGGCAGCGGGAACTGAGCGCGTGGGCGGTGAACTCGACCTGACCGCTATCATCGCGGCTTCTGATCCATACCCGGAGCGGCGATCGCCCGGGTACTGCTGGCGTTCATGGCCGCCGCGCCACACGGGTGAATGCGGCTGCGAGGCAGCCGGGCGGGCGTCGGACCTGCAGTTCGGGCAGGGGTCGTCGCTGTGGAGGTACTGGACGAAGGGCGGCGGCCTGGCGAAGTGGTCCGGTGCCGTCCACAAGTGGACGACGCTGCGGGACCTGCTGCTGGCGGCGGGCGTGCCGGGGCACTCGGCTGACGGGCTGGCGACGAACATCATCATGGCCGTGATGCCCGGTTACATGAAGCTCGCCCACGCGAAGGGAAGGTCGGGCATGGACGGCGCAGGCAGCGAGCGGTTCAACCCGAACCACGTCCCGGGGGGCGCTGGCGGCGGCCAGTTCACCTCCGGCAGCGGCGGCGGGGGCAAGCCGAAGGCGGCCCCGGCGGCGAAGGCCCCGGCCAAGGCGCCCGCGGGCAAGCCGAAGGCGGCCGGGAAGGCGCACCCGGCGCTGCCCTCGACGCCGAACGGGCTGGGCTACTCGGCCGCGCAGTGGAAGCAGCTGCAGCAGTGGGAGGCCGACTACAAGGCCGGCAAGAAGCTGGACCACCACCAGCTGCACATGCTGCACGAGGCGCACCTGAAGCACGTGGCGGCCCTGGGCAGGAAGGCGGCGGCGGGCGGCCCTGACGCTGCCCGGCTGCACGCGCAGCGGGAAGCGCACAAGGCGCACGCCGCGCGGCTGGCGCGGGAGGCGGCGGCGGCCAAGGCGGGCGCGCACAAGGCGGGGAGGTCGGTCATCGACGCGATCAGCGAATACGAGCGCGCCGCGAAGCCGTACGGCGACGTCGCCTACGCCGACCCGAAGAACGGCAAGTACCCCATCGACACCGCCGACCACGCCAAGGCCGCGTGGGACTACATCAGCCAGCCTGAGAATGCGGCGAAGTACCCCATGAACGGGGTGAGCCTGGCCGAGGTCAAGGACCGCATCATGGCGGCCTGCAAGAAGTTCGGCATCACCATCAGCGACAGCGACGGCGATGAGGCCAACAGCGCCGAGCCCGGCGGCGAGGACCGCTCGGCGGGCGACGGGTGGTGCGTCCGCTCGGTCCCGTTCGAGCTGACCGGCGACGGCGGCGACGGGCTCACCCTGGAGGGCTACGCGGCGGTGTTCAACCGCACGGCCCGGATCACCGACCGGGCGGGGGAGTTCGACGAGCGGATCGCGCCGGGCGCGTTCGCCGACTCCATCGCGCGGCGCAAGCCGGTGCTGATGTTCGAGCACGGCAAGCACCCGCTGATCGGGTCGATGCCACTGGGCCGGATCGATGACATCCGCGAGGACGGCAAGGGCCTGTTCATATCGGCCCGCCTGTCGGACAACTGGCTGATCCAGCCGGTGCGGGACGCGGTGCGCGACGGTGCCGTGAACGGCATGTCGTTCCGGTTCCACAGCCCGGCGGACGAGGACCAGCGGTGGGAGAAGCGCGCGGGGCAGCCGGACCTGCGGACCCTGCTGCGCCTTGACCCGCCCGAGCTGGGGCCGGTGGTGTTCCCGGCCTACACGCCGACGACGGCGTCCGTCCGCTCGCTGCTGGACGAGCTCGGCGAAGACTTCACCGGCCGGGTTGCCGCGCGGAGCGGCCCCGGCCGGGAGCACGACGTGCAGCCAGGCCACGGCAGGACGTCACCGACCACGACCGCGGCCCTGCGCGACAGGGCCTGGCGCATGAGGGAGGTCAGGTAGATGCCTGACGTCAGCGAGGACCGGTTCATCCTGCCGGAGTCCATGGATGACCTGCGGGGCAAGACCCCGGAGGAGCTGCGGAAGACACTGGAGGTGCTCGACGCGCACCTCAAGAGCCTGCACCAGACCGACGAGGGCGAGCTGCGCGACCTGGACGACGACGAGGAGTCGGCGTTCAACCTCGGCATGCAGCTGCGCACCGCGATCATGGACAAGCTGGACCATCACACGCGGGTTGCCGAGGTGTTCCGGCGCCGGCCAGAGGTCGTGCAGCAGGCGTACGCGAACATCCGCTACGGCCTGGACGACCCGGCCGGGGACACCCGCCGCCTGACGGTGCCGGAGGCCCGTGACCGGGCGCTGCGGGTGCTGGACGGCCGCGACGCCGGCGACCTGTCAGACGCCGCCAAGGTGCAGGTGGAGAAGCTGCTCCGCCGTGACACGCTCACCGCCCGGCGGATCCTGGTCACCGAGAACGAGGACTACCGCACCGGGTGGATGAAGATGGTCACCCAGGTCCACCCGATCCTGTCGCCGGAGGAGCAGCGGGCGATGCTGGCGTGGGAGGAGTTCCGCGCCATGGGCGACTGGAGCACCACGGCCGGCGGGTTCGGCATCCCGGTCTTCATCGACCCGTCGATCATCCTGACGGCGCAGGAGTCCAGCAACCCGTTCCTGACGATCGCCAAGCAGGTGACGGTCAACACCAACCAGTGGAAGGGCGTCTCCTCCGCCGGCGTCACCTGGGCGTTCCAGACTGAGGCCGCCGCGGCGTCGGACAACTCCCCGACGCTGGCCCAGCCCGCGATCCCCGTCCACATGGCCCGCGGCTTCATCCCCTACTCGATCGAGGTGGGGATGGACTACCCGGGGTTCGCCTCGGAGATGTCCGGGCTGCTCGCGGCGGGCTATGACGAGCTGCTGGTGCAGAAGCTGACCATCGGGTCGGGGACGGGCGAGCCGAAGGGCATCCTGACCGCGATCTCCGCGACGTCGGCTGACCGGGTGAAGGTCACCACGGGCGGCTCGATCGGCGCCCCGGACCCGTACCTGGTGTGGAAGGCGCTGCCGCAGAAGTACCGGCGCAACGCCTCCTGGCTGATGAGCGTGGGCGTGAACAACGCGTTCCGGCAGCTCGGCACCGCCAACGTCTACCACGCGGCGACCGTGGCGCTGCCCGAGGGCTGGCTCGACGTCCTGTTCGGCAAGCCGACGTACGAGTCCGCCTACATGCCGGACGCGACGACCTGGACCACCACCGCCGAGGGGCAGGCGATCGTCGGCGACTTCAGCAACTTCGTCATCGCCCGCAACGGCGGCATGAGCGTGGAACTCGTGCCGCAGCTATTTCAGCAGGTCACGGCCGGCTCTGGGCCAGCTGTCCCGACGGGACAGCGGGGCTGGTTCGCTTACGCACGGATCGGAAGCGACGCGAGCAACACCGCCGGGTTCCGCCTGCTGGTGGCGAACTCCTGATGGCGGCCGAGCAGAAGCCTGCCGCGCAGCCGCCGAAGGCAACGGAAGAGCCGAAGGCTCCGCTGGGCAGCGCTGCCGCGTCGGGCAATCCGCTGGTGCACCAGCTGCTGGCCGAGCGGATCATCGCGGAGAGCCCTGGCGTGGACGACAAGGACGCGCTGAAGGCGATCGACCAGAAGCTGGCCGGCCTCGGCGTGAGCGTCGACCAGTAGAAGACCGGCGGCCCGGGCTTCCCCGAGGTGCCCGGGCCGCCTCAACCTCGGGAGAAGATCATGGACGTCGTCTATGCCACGTACACCGCGCAGGTGGTCACCCCTGACGGGGGCCGTCAGACAGTGCGCGGCGGCTCGCACTGGCACCCGAGTGATCCGGTGGTGGAGGCTGCCCCGGAGGGACTGTTCTCGCCGGATCCGCGTTACGGAATGTCGTCCTCGGTGCCCTTGGCGCAGCTGGAGGAGCCGTCGGTCGAGCAGGCGACGGCGGGGCCGGGCGAGCGGCGGAACACGCGCCGTGGCTGACCCTCCGTGCAAGTTCGTGGCTTCCTGGCATCGGCCGCGCTTCTACCGGTACCGCATCGCGGATCCGGGCTTCCGGCTCAGGCGCAACCGCTACACGGGCATGTTCGGCGCGGCGACCATCGGCCTTGCGCTTGCCGCTGGCAGGCATGCCTATTGCGTCAAGTGGGCTAACGCCGAGGTGGCGAAGTGACGCCGGAGGACCGCGCGGGCGCGGTCACCGTCGCGTACGTTCACAACGCTGACGGCAAGAACCTTGCCCACAGCTGGCATCACTCGATGATCGAGCTGATCGGGTGGGACCTGGCCCATGAGGGGCGGGTGCTGCGCGGCGGCTACATCGCGATGAAGCACGGCACTGACGGCCTGGCCGACGCCCGGAACAAGGCGGTGCGCCTGTTCCTCGGGGAGGGCAAGGCCGACTGGCTGTTCTGGGTCGATACCGACATGGGATTCGCGGCGGACACGGTTGACCGGCTGCTGGCGGTCGCCGATCCCGTGGAGCGTCCCATTGTCGGCGGCCTGGCGTTCACGTGGCGGGAGGACAGCCAGGACGGGATGGGCGGCTGGCGCACCAGCCCCGCGCCCACGATCTTTGACTGGCGGGTGCTCGACGACGGCCAGATGGGGTTCGTGGTCCGGCTCAACTACCAGCCGGACGCGCTGACGCCCTGCGCGGGGACCGGGTCGGCGTGCATCCTGGTCCACCGCAGCGTGTTCGAGCGGGTGGCGGCGGAGTACGGGGAGCACTGGTATGACCGGATCCCGAACACGACGACGGGGCAGCTGGTCAGCGAGGACTTGTCGCTGTGCCTGCGCGCGGGGGCACTGAAGATCCCGGTCCACGTGGACGCCCGGGTGCGGACGACTCACCAGAAGACCATCTGGGTCGGCGAGGACGATTACATGGCGGCGCGGGTGCTGGCCGCCTTCGCGCCTCCGGTTCCTGCGGCGACTGAGGCGGCGGCGGTGATCGTCCCGGTGCTGGGCCGGCCGGGTAACGCGGCCCCGTTCATGGCGTCGCTGAGGACGTCCGGCGCTCCGCTGGCCACCGTGTACGCGATTGCCGACAAGGCTGACACGGAGACGGCGCAGGCATGGCGGGACGCGGGCGCGATGGTGGTCGTCATCGAGGACGGGCCGCCGGGGACGTTCGCCGAGAAGGTGAACATCGGCTATAAGGTCACGTCGCAGCCGTGGCTGCTGCTGACCGGTGATGACGTGCGGTTCCACCCGGGGTGGCTGGACCACGCGCAGCACGCGGCCCGGGACGGCGCTGACGTGGTCGGCACGAACGACCTGCACAACCCCCGGTGCGCGGGCGGGGAGTGGTCGCCGCACCCGCTGGTCCGCCGCGCGTACGCCGATGAGGTGGGCGCGTCGTGGGACGGGCCGAAGGTCGTGGCCCACGAGGGCTACCGCCACAATTTCCCCGATGACGAGATCGCGGCGGCGGCCGTCCAGCGGGGGGCGTGGGCGTTCGCGGTTCACGCGAAGGTTGAGGCGCTGCACCCGATGTGGGGCAACGCGCCTGATGACGCGACGTACGCGCTCGGACGCGAGCACTTCGAACAGGACAAGGCGCTGTTCGAGCAGCGGCGGGCCGAGCATGCTGTTTAAGCGGCGCGGCCCCGAGAAGCCGCCAGTAGTGCCGGAGCCGGCGCGGCGCGAGGACTCGCTCGGCGCGGACCTTCGCAGGCACCTGGTGTTCATGCTGCAGTCGGTTCCCCTCCCGGAGCGGCGGACGGCGCACTGGGTGATGAGCCTCGAATGGCTCAATGAGGTGCGGAAGCTGGACGACGGTCACGGATTTCCCTTCGTGCCGCCGTATCGCCCTGGCGATGGCCCCGAGACCGTGATGGGGCTTCCGGTGGAGGTCCGCGGTGACGCTGGCGCGCCTGAGCTGGTGACGGCCAGTGCATGACGCGGCACTTGAGTGGATCGCGAAGCACGCGACCAGTGGCCCGGTGTCGGTGCTGGACATCGGCGGCCGGGACGTCAACGGCTCCCCGCGTCACCTGTTCCCCGGCGCGACCCGGTACACGGTGCTGGACGCGCTGCCCGGCGATCAGGTCACCGACGTTGACGTCATCGCCGACGCCGCCACCTGGAATCCCTCCGGGCAGGAGTGGGACGTGGTGGTGTGCGCGGAGGTGCTGGAGCACGCGGCGCAGTGGCGGGCGATCCTGCGCACCGCTTACGCGGCGTGCGCACCGGGCGGCCGGCTGATCGTGACGACCGCGGCGCCCGGACGGCCGCCGCACTCGGCGGTGGACGGGATGCTGCCGCTGCAGCCCGGCGAGCATTACGCGAACATCCGCCCGGCCGAGCTGGAGCGGGCGCTGGCAGCGGCGGGATGGAAGGACGTGGTGGTGGACGTGCGGGAGTTCCCGGCTGACGTCCGCGCGGTGGCGGTACGCCCGGGCTGACTGGCATAGGCGGATGAGGAGACTTCAGTGGCGGTTACGGCTCACTTCTTCGATAAGTTCCAGCTCAACCACCTCAAGAGCGGGCAGGCGAACCTGGCCAGCGACACGCTGAAGGTCGGGCTGATCACCAGCGGGACCTACGCGTGGAACGGCACCAGCCAGGTTCAGGAGTTCGTCTCGGACCTGTTGGGCGGCTCGGGCGCCGGGGCGCTGACTGAGGTATCCACGTCGGGCACCGGCTACACCCGGCAGAGCCTGACGTCGGTGACGTACACGCAGGCGACGACAGTGGTGACGCTGACGTGCGCGAACCCCAGCTGGGCGGCGTCCACGTTCAGTGCCTCGTACGCGTTCTTCTACGACGAGACGAACAGCTCGGCCACGGACGCGTCCCGGCCGCTGGTCGCCTACTGGGACCTCGGCGGCGCGCAGAGCGTGGCGGCCGGGACGTTCACCCTCACCATCTCCGGCTCGGGTCTCGTGACCTGGACCGCTAGCTAACCTGACGCGGAGGCTGCCATGTCCGGCTACACGATGACCCAGAATGAGCTGCTGTACAACCTGCCTGCTGCGGTCACGAAGAACACCTACACGACGCAGGCGCCCATCTCGGCGGTGGCGTCCACGAGCATTCCCCGGGCGCTGGTCCCGGCGGGTTACTTCGGCGTCGTCGGCAAGAGCCTGCGGGTGACGGCGCGGGGGACGATCGCGAACACGGCGGCGGCGACGTTCATCTTCGCGGGCGGCCTGGACGCCGCGGCGGGCACGATCGCCGGCTCGGGCGGCGCGACCTTGTTCACCAGCGCCGCGCTGACGCCCACGGCATCGGTGACGGCGCAGTGGGACATGGACTTTGACATCACGTGCCAGGCGGTCGGCAACCTCGGCACGACGCTGCAGTGCAACGGCAAGATCCTCGTGTCGTCGGTGGCGTCGTCGGGCGCGTGGAACAGCACGGCGCAGGCCGCGTTCTTCGGCAACAACCTGACTGGCCTGAACAACGAGATCTCGCTGTTCCTGGAGCTGTTCGGCACCTGGTCGGCCAGCTCGGCGTCGAACACGACGACCCTTCAGCAGATGCGGGTGTACGGCGAGAACTAGGCGGGCGCCTTCGGCTTGACCTAACCGGAGGGAGGGCCGCCCGTGCCTGCGCCGACGCTTGATGCCGTAGGCCCTAGCTCCTCCGGCTTCTCCACGATCACAACCCCGTACTCGTGGACTCACACTGTCGCTGCTGACGCGACGCTGCTGCTGGTGGGGCTGTCGTGCGGTACTGACAGCCGGACGCTGACCGTCACCGCCAACGGCGTCACGATGACCACGTTCGCGGGCAACACGGCGTGGAAGCGGCACACGTTCGACACCACGACGGGCTTCGGGCAGTGGTACGCGCTGCCCGCCCCGCCTACTGGCTCGGTGACGATCCAGGTCTCGGGGCAGACCACCGGTGACCGCATCAGCGGCGGCTCCCTGTCGTACAAGCTGTCGGCTACTGACATGTCGGCGCTGGGCATCCCGGTGTCGGCGGCCGGGCAAAGCGCCACGGCGTCGGTGAACATCAGCACTGACGGCGGCACGATCGCGGCGTTCATGGCGTCGGGGCAGGCGGCCGGTGCGGTCGGCGGCACGTCCACGTCGCAGTTCGTGTGCACCGGAGACACCAACTCCGGTGCGGGTAACTGCTCCGGACAGACGGCCCCGTCAACGGGCGGCACGGTCACGGTCAGCCGCAGCCTCACCAGCGACAACTGGGCGATCTTCGCGGTGGAGGTACTGCCGCCGGGCGCCGGGCCACCGCCGCCTCAGCCGCAGGCCGGCGGCCAGACGTGGGAGCGGCGCTTCCGGCGCCGCCAGCAGCAGTACGCGAATCCCTCGGGGGACTGCAGCGTGGCCGGCCCGGCCGCCGCGGTGGCGGTATCAGCGCCGGCGGGGGCCGTGGCCGTGTCGGGGCCGCCGGGGCCGCCGCTGCAATGGGGCGGCCTGTCGTTCTGGCGGCAGTGGCGCAAGCCGCAGATCCCGATCCGCGCGACGCAGCAGACCCCGTACATCACGGGCCTGGCAGGCGGCGCTAACGGCTATTTCACCGACCAGTTCGGGACTCCCCGGCTGGTGTGGGGGAACGCGCTGTGGGCGCTGTGCGGCAACGTGGGCCGCTGGTCGGGCGGGGCGTGGGCGGCTGACTATGACGCGATCCTGGCCACGCATTCGGCGCAGGGCGTCAACGTCATCTACGGCAAGCCGATGGGCACGACGCAGTCGGGGAACATCGATGACAACGGGGTGACGTTCGACGGCCTGTACCCGTTCCAGGGCGGTAACCCGGCGACGGGCACGGCCGGGGCGAATCCCAGCTCGGGGCTGACCGAGGCGTACTGGCAGCGGATCGACTACTTCCTGAACGCGGCCCGCAAGGCCGGGATCACCTGGTTCTGCAACGCCATCGGCTACAACAGCGACTTCAACGGCGGCCCGGGCCCGCTCAACGGCAAGAGCGCTGCGGAGTTCACCGCGTACGGCACTGCGCTGGGCCTGCGGTACCTGAACACGCCGAACCTGGCGTGGGTGATCGCCGATGACTACTTCGGCGGCGCGGACGCGCTGCTTGACGGGTTCAAGGCGGGCCTGGCGGCCGCCGGGGACGCGCACGTCATCACGGCGGAGAACTTCCCTGAGACGACGTCGCGGCTGACGCTGGACGGGCTGGGCACCCACACGGCGTGGGGGTTCGCCAACGGCCAGTTCAACTGGGTGTACTCGTACGAGGTCATCTACTTCGGGATAGAGGCCGCCTACACCGCTGACGGCACGGTGCCGGTGATCGCGGGCGACGGCTACTTCTACCAGGGCGGCTCGTCCTACCAGGGCGGCAGCAGCTTCGCGTTCGACCGGAACTTCCGGCAGGAGGCCTGGTGGGCGCTGACGTCGGGTGCGCGGGGCAAGGTCCACGGCGACGAGGGCATGTGGCAGTGGGCCTCGACCGCGCAGGCGCAGGCCGCCACCGGATGGTTCTGGGTCAACAACTCCAAGAACATCCGGACGGTGTTCGAGGGGCTAGCCGGCTGGCAGAACCTGATCCCGGATACCGGCTCGGCGTTCGTCACGTCGGGCCGTGGCACCCGCGCCACCTACACGACGACGCAGTACGAGTCATCCACGGCCGATAGCTACGTCACCGCGTCCATCACCCCGGACGGGACGCTGGCGGTCGCGTACCTGTCCCACGGGTCCACGATCACCGTTAACACGGCGCTGCTGCCTGCCGGGTTCACCGCCTCGTGGGTCGACCCGGTCACGGGCGCGAAGACCTCAGCGGGCACCAGCGGCACCTACAACAGCACGGCCAAGGGGAACAACAGCCAGGGTGACCCGGACTGGGCGCTGGTGTTCCAGGGCACCCTCGCCCCGCCGGCGGCGGCGGCGTCAGGGCCGCCCCCGCCGCAGCCCGGCTCGCCGCAGTGGCGCCGCCGGTGGCTCCGCGACCAGGCGGTCACCCTCGTCACCGCGGCTGGCGCCGATAGCACTGTGCCGGGCGCCGCGGCTGCCGTCACGGTGGCGGCGCAGGCGGGGGCCATATCGACTACCAGTGACGGGGCTGCCGCGGCCGTAGCCGTGGCGGCCCAGCCGGGCGGGGTTTCCACTGCCGTCAGCGGCGTTACGGCCCTGGTGACGGTGACCGCCCAGCCGGGCGGCGCATCCGTGACGATGGTGGGCGCTGCGGCACAGGTCGCCGTCGCGGCGCAGGCGGGCGCGGTCGCCTTCGCCATGCCCGGCGCGGTGGCGCTGGTGAACGTGGCCGCCCCGGCGGGAAGCGTGTCGCTGCCGGGCAGCGTCCCCGGCGTCACGGCTCAGGTAGGCGTGGCGGCGCAGGCGGGCGGCGTGTCGTGCGCCGTCGCGGGCACTGTCGCCGCGGTGGCGGTGGCGGCTCCTGCCGGGAGCGTCCGGGTGGCGGCTGCCGGGATGGCAGCGGCGGTCACGGTGGCGGCCGTGGCGGGCACGGTGACCGGCACGGTGCCGCCGGTCACGTTCGGCCGCGCGACGGCGGCGGGCCGCGCGGCGACCGCGGCCACCGCGGGCGGCGGGACAGCGGCATCGGCGATACCGGGAGGGCAGCCATGATCGACCTGGGCCAGGTCTACGAGGCCACCCTGACCCTGACGGGCCAGTCCGGCCCGCCGGCGGCGGCGGTGCTGACGATCACCCTGCCCGACCAGTCCACCGTCACCCCTGCGGTCGGGACGGGCGCGGCGTCCGGCCCGGACTGGGTGCTGACTGTCGACTACCCGACGGTGCAGGCGGGCCTGCACAAGGCCTCGTGGGTCACCACCGGCCCGGGGACCGCCGCCACTGATTACTTCTCGGTGCGCCAGTTCATCTCGGTGATCTCCCTGTCGGAGGCGAAGGACCACCTGAACAAGACCCTCGGCGCGCGGCCGGCTGATGCCGAGCTGCGCCGGTTCATGCAGGCGGCCACGGAGGTCATCGAGTCCAAGGCGGGCACCTGCGTGATCCGGCAGATTGCCGGCGAGTTCATCCCCGGTGACTTCCGCCGCGTGATCCGCCTGCCCTCAGCCCCTGTGCCCAGCGCCGCGTCGGTGACGTCGATCGCCAGCCTGCGGACTGGCGGCCCTACATGGGCGGCGGCGGACCTGATCGTCAACGTCCGCGCCGGGACGGTCCAGACGGCGGATTGCCGGGGGTTCTGGGGCGGCCCGTGGCAGTGGTCGGGGACGGCCGGGCGGACGGTGATCCCGGAGCGGCTGGAGCACGCCGCGAAAGAACAGCTCAGGCATTTGTGGGACACGCAGCGGGGCGCGCAGCCCCCGGCGCTGGTGGCCGGGGAGGAAACCTATACGACGCAGGCGGGGTGGACGTTCAGCATCCCGCGCAGGGTGCTGGAGATGCTGGAGCCTGACATGATCCCCGTGGTCGCCGCGTGAGCGTCCCTGCCGAGCTGGACCGGCACCTCGGGCTGCTGTGCCTGTGCCCGCTGCTGGAGTGCTGCCACAACGAGGACACTGACCAGGGAGATCGGTGGCGCGTAAGCCCGAGTCCCGTCGCCTGCGGTTCAGGCGTTCACGTCCACTCGGGGTCTCCGGTTAGCGGCTATACGCAGCCGTGGGAGCCGGGCGATGAGTCGTGGCGGTCATCATGAGCTGGGCATCCACCGCCCCGGCGGCGATGAAGAACATGGCGGCCCTGTTCGCCGCGTGGCCCGCCCTGACCGCGCTTGAGGTGAAGGTCAAGGACATGGGGGACCTGTCCGACCCGGACGCGATGGCGGTGCTGACGGTCGGCTACCTCAACCCGGAGGAAGACGTCCACGCCGAGGACAACAACGTGGCCGCTGACCTGTCCGGCGCGGTGGACCGGGAGTCCATCACCGTTCACTGCGGCCTCGCGGCCCTGACCGGCGACGAGGACGGCCCGGCGGCCGCGCGGGACGCGGCGTTCGCGATCCTCGCCGGAGCCGGGTCGTGCCTGGTCGCCAACCAGACGCTGAACGGCACGGTGATGAACGCGGCGATCACCTCCTGGTCGCTGCGCACTGACCAGGTAACCGGCGGCTACCGGGCGCAGGTCGACTTCAGCGTGAGCGTGGACGCCTTCACGCAGCGGTAACGAGCGAAGGGAGCCGCGATGGCGGCCGTACTCACAACCCAGGTCTTCGCGCACGCGGGGGCCACGGCGATCACCTACACCACCTCCGGGTCCGGCGGGCTGGCAACGTCGGGGAACACCGCCCCGACCGGGCAGGACCTGGCGCTGCTGGTCAAGAACGGCTCCGGCGGCAGCCTGACGGTGAACATGGTCATCCCGGCGACGGTCACGGTCGACGGCATGGCGGTCGCCACCCCGCTGGCCATCACGGTCGCGACGGGCGCGGACCAGCTGATCCCGCTGGTGGCCGCCCGGTACGCCGACGCGACGACCGGCCTGGCGACGTTCGGCCTGTCCACGGTCACCAGCGTGTCCGTGGCCGTCATCACCACCACGAGCTGAGGGGCGCGGTCATGGAGCCAGGGTTCACCCTGATCATCCACCCGGGCCTGGGCCCGTCGTCGGTGTCGGAGGTGCCGGAGTCGTCGCTGCCGCACTGGCACCGGGCGGGCTGGCGGCTGCTGGCCGACGGTGACGTGCCGCCGCCTGAGCCTGAGCCGGTCCCTGGGCCGGTCACCCTCGCCGAGGTGGCGGGGACCGCTGAGACCACCACCGAGGAGGAGTAATGGCGCCCACGCCGCTGACAGTGACCGTCCGGTACACCCCGCCGGGCACGAGGAAGTATTACTTCATCACCACCGCCGTGGCGTACGCGACGCCGACGCGGGCCGAGCTGAACGCCGGCACTGACCTGTCCGCCGAGATCGAGTCAGTGTCCGGGTGGGAGCTGGCCGGCAACAACGCCGACGTCCCGGACCTGTCGACGGGGTTCGTGGCGCAGGTCCCCGCGCGGGTGACCGCCTCGGACTCGGAGATCGTCTTCTACGCGTCCTCCACGTCGGCTGACGTTCGGACGGTGCTGACGCGCGGCACCACCGGGTACGTGGTGATCCTGCCGGAGGGCGACGTGACCGGGCAGAAGATGGAGGTGTGGCCGGTGAAGGTCAAGAGCATGTTCATCGACGGCTCCATCGAGGACCCGGGCAAGGTCCACGTGCAGTTCAGTATCACTAAAATTCCCGCCCAGAACATCAGCATCCCGTAACCGCTGGCACTTTACGGTGCGATCCCCGGGTCTTCCAGGCCGTCCGCGCCGCCAGTCAGCGTGCGCATCATCTGGTCAATGACCCATTGCTTATGGTGGGCGCCGTCTATGTCTCCGTACTCGCGGGCGATCTCCAGCGCATCCCGGACGCGCTGGGGCCATTCGGCGGGGACGGCGACGACGACGGGCTTGCCGTGGCGCGTCACCGTGACGAACTCGCCGCGATGCTCGACAACGGACAGGAGCCGGGCAAAGTTGCGACGCGCCTCATCAGCGCTGAATTCGTTGCCTGTCATGCCCTTGAGATTATCACGAACCTTACGAAACGCAAGGGAGACCAGATTGGGCACCTACCTGACCCGCGATGCGATCCTGGCCGCGCATGACCTGCCGACCGAGGAATGCGACGTGCCCGAATGGGGCGGCGTCGTCGTCGTGCGCGGCCTGACCGGGGAGGGCCGCGACGAGTTCGAGTCGTCGACCACGGTGCTGCGCGGGAACACCGCCGTGCGGGACACCGCGAACATCCGCGCCAAGCTCGTCGCTCACTGCGTCATCGACCACGAGACGGGCGAGCCGATGTTCACCCGTCAGGACGCTGCCGCGCTCGGGAGGCTGTCCGGCGCGGCGCTGAACCGCGTGTGGGCGGTCGCCTGCCGCCTGTCGGGCATCACCCAGGACGAGGACGACGCGAAGGACACGGAGGGAAAATCCTCGGCTCCGGATGGCGAAGGTTCACCTTCGAGCTAGCCCGGGAGCTGGGGATGACCCGCGCCCGGCTGCTGCGGGAGGCGTCCGGCGCCGAGCTGGCCGAGTGGGAGGCGCTGTACCGGATCGAGGCCAGGGAGCGGGGCGGGCGGTGACATGGCCGGGGTGACTGGCGGCGGCCCGGACGGGCTGAAGCGGCTCGCCGCCCGGATGGCGGCCGCGGACAAGGAGCTGCGCAAGAACCTCCGCAAGGCGATGCGCGAGGCCGCTGACCCCGTCGTGGGCGCGGTGCGCGAGGCCATCGAGGCGTCCCCGTCAAAGCACGACGGGACGCTGCGCGATGAGGCCGCCCGCACCGTCAGCGCGTCCGTCAGCATCACCGGCAAGCAAGTCAGCCTCGCCATCGTCTCCCGCGGCTCGCTCATGCCCGGGGAGAAGGGGGACCTGGCCGCCTACCTCGACGGCCGGGGATGGAAGCACCCCGTCTACGGCAGGCGCACCGTGTTCCAGCCCTCTCATGCCACCGGCTGGTTCAGCCAGACCATCGCCGATCGCGCGGATGACCTGCGCCGCGCCGTCCAGGCCGCCATGGACGAGACCGCCCGGAAGCTGGAAGGAGGGCTGTAGGCATCACCACGACCATGAAGTTCCTGATCACCTCCGACGATCAGGGATCATCCTCCTTCACCAAGTTCGCCCGCTCCGTCGAGGGCGCGAGCGTAGCTGTCGACCGGAACACGGCGGCGCTGAAGTCGCAGGCCAGGACGGCGCAGGTGTCCGCCGGGGCGACGCTGTCGATGGTGAAGGCCGATAAGCTGCTCGCCGACGCCGAGGAGGTGCTGTCCGGCCGGGCGGAGGAGGCCGCGCTGGCGCTGCGGCAGCAGGCGCGGGCGGCTGATGAGGCGGCGGACAAGACGAAGCGCGCCGGCGCCGCCGCCTCCAGCGCCGGCAAGGGGTTCGGCGGCCTCGGGCCCGGGATGGCCGCCGCCGTCGGCGCCGGGGTCGCGCTGGCGCCCGTCGCGGTCACCCTCGGCGCCGGGCTTGGCGGCCTGGGGCTGGCGGCGCTGTCGGCGTCCAAGCACACCCAGGCGATGGCCACGATCCTCGGCCCGCTGAAGCAGGAAGTGGCCTCGTTCCAGGGCAGCCTCCAGCCGCAGGTGTTCACCCTGTTCAGCGACGGCGCCGGGATCGCGAGGGACGCGCTGAAGGCCCTGCAGCCGGTGGCGGCGGCGACGGGGAAGGGCCTGCACGGCGTCCTGGGTGACGTGGGCGCGGAGCTGCGCTCCGGGCAGTGGCAGCAGTTCTTCCAGTTCATGGCGGCCCAGGCCGGGCCGGACCTGCAGCTGGTGGACCACCTGCTCATCGACCTGCTGAAGGACGTCCCGCCGCTGCTGACGCAGCTACAGCCGCTGGGCCGGGTCGTGCTGATCCTCGCCGATGACCTGCTGAAGGCCGTCGGGGGCCTGGAGCGGATGCACCTGGTGCTGCCGCTGGTGGGGGCGGCGATCGGGTTCATGGTCGGCGGCCCGATCGGCGCGCTGGCCGGCGGCCTGGCGGGGGTGGCGCTGCAGGCGGCGTCGGCGAACGCGCAGCTGTCCCGGACGGGGCAGCAGGTCCAGCGCCTCAGCACCCTCAAGCCGGTCACGAAGGACATGGTGGGCTTCGCGGCGGTCGCCGGGGAGGTGGCGCTGAACCTGGGCCGGCAGCCGGGCGCGGTGCAGGCAGTGCAGAACGCCATGGCCGCCGCCCACCCGGTGGTCGGGACGCTGGCCGGGGACATGGCGACCCTGAACGCGACGGTCGGGTCAGGGAACTCGGTGCTGGCCGCCTACTCCGACCTGTGGGACAAGTTCGTCGGCAAGAGCGTGTCCTACCAGCAGGCGGTGCTGAACCTCAAGGCCGCGTTCGAGGGCTACGACAGCGCGGTCAAGTCAAGCGGCAGGTCGTCGACCGGTGCCCAGCAGGCGTTCCTGTCCATCTTCACCACGATGGGCAGCGGCCTGGAGACGCTGCAGAAGCAGGGCGCGTCCATCTCGCAGGTGAACAGCTTCTACTCCGACAGCATCGGCAAGCTGAACGCCCTCCACGGCCTCACCCCGGCGCAGCGATCGGACATCGCCGGGCTGACCCAGGACTACGCCGCGTGGGCGTCCAGCGTGTCGGGCCTGAACCGCAACGTGGTGAACGCGGCGCACGGCCTCGGGCAGGACATGCTCACGCAGGTGTCCCGGGCCCACGCGCTGGTGCCGCTGGCCAGGTCCGACACCGACGCGCTGGCCAACTCGATCCTGAAGACCGGCACGAACTCCCGCGCCACCAAGCACGACCGCGACGTCCTCGTCGCTGACCTTGTGCGCTCGGGGCTGTCGGCCGCCGACGCGAAGGCGAGGGTGAAGGACTTCCAGGACAAGATCGACGCCCTCCACGGCAAGACCGTCCCGGTCGGCGTGACCGCGTCGGGGTCGGGCGGGATCGTGGTCACCGCCGGGCAGCTCGCGTCGAAGATCTTCAAGCTGTCCCACCTCGCGGCCGGCGCCCGCATACCGGGGTTCGGCGGCGGCGACGTCCACCCGGCGCTCCTGGAGGGCGGCGAGACCGTCGTCGACAAGTACACCTCCCGGAAGCTGGCCCCCGTCTTCCGCGCCGCCGGGGTGCCCGGCTACGCCTCCGGCGGCATCGCCGGGATGGTCCCGTTCACCGCCGGGCAGGAGGGCAGCATCATCGGCGCGTGGGCCGGGGCCGACATCCAGTCGATGCTGAACGCGATGATCGCGCAGTACAAGTCGACGCTCGCGGCGTCGGGCTTCGGGCCGGGCAGCGGGGCGCTCGGCGGCGACGCGACGGCGAACAAGGCGCTGGCCCGGCAGATGTTCCCGTGGCCCGCGTCCCAGTGGCCGTCCTTCGATTACCTGGAGATGCGCGAGGCCGGCTACAACCGGTTCGCCCGCAACCCCAGCTCAGGGGCATACGGCATCCCGCAGGCGCTGCCGCCCACGAAGATGCCGTTCGCCGCGCAGGCCGCCGGCGGCTCGCACGCCGGGGCGCAGCTGAGCTGGATGTTCGGCTACATCCACGACAGGTACGGGACGCCGTTCAACGCGGCCCTGCACGAGCGCTTCAGTAACTGGTACGGCAACGGCCTCGACGCCATCATCGGCAAGCCCACCATCATCGGCGTCGGGGAGCGCGGCAAGGAGCACGTCACCGTCACCCCCGTGGGCAAGGAGCGGGAGCCGTCGTTCGCCACGCTGCACCAGTGGCTCCTCGCCGCGCAAGCCGGGAAGCGGCTCACCGGCGGGCAGCGGCACTGGCTCCACGTCGCGCACCTTCAGCACCTGGCCCACCTGCAGCACCTCGGCATGCTCAAGGGCACCGCCCCGGTCGCGGTCATCCCGTCACCGCCGCGGCTGACGGCCGCCGGCGGCGGCGTCCCCGGGCCCCGCGGCGGCGACGGCGCCCGCGTCTACAGCATCACCGTCAACGTGTCGCCGGGCACGCACCCGGCCCAGACGGGAAAGGCCATCGTGGAAGCCATCAAGGAGTACGAGCGGCTCAGCGGAAGGGGGTGGCGGACGCCCTGATGGACGGCATGGCGCAGCTGATCATCGAGGCCGGGTTCACCCCCGCCGACCCCGCCCTGTCCTCCGGCGTCCTCATCCTCGACGACCCCGTCGCCGGGCTGCTCGACACCGGCACCCTCGCCGATGACGACACGTGGGAGGACATCAGCGACTGGGGGCAGTCGCACGTCATCACCCGGGCGTCGACCCGCGAGCAGGGGCCGGTCATCGTCTGGGAGGGCGGCACCGCCACGACGGTCCTCACCAACTCCGACGCCCGGTTCCTCCCGGAGAACCTCGCCGGCCCCTACGTCGCCGCCGGCGTCACCCAGGTCCGCCCCATGATCCCGGTGCGGTACCGGGCCGCGTGGGCGGGCGTCACCTACCCGCTGTGGCGCGGCTTCGCCCAGTCGTGGAACCCCGGGGAGGACCAGGGGCCGGACTACGCCACGACGACGCTGGCCGCCGCTGACGGGTTCCTCGTCCTGGCCGGCGTCACCCCGCCGGAGACCGCCCCCGCGGGCGCGAGTGAGCTGCCCGGCGCGCGGGCGCAGCGGATCCTCGCCGCCGCCGGCTGGTACGACGCGGCCCGCGGAATGAGCACGCTGTCCGCCGGGTCCTCGCAAATGCAGGCCACCACGCTCGGCGCGCCCGCGCTGGACCTGCTGCAGCTGACCGCGGTCAGCGAGATCGGGGCCGTGTACGTGGACGAGTCCGGGTCGCTGGTGCTCCGCGGCCGCCACGACGTGCTGACCAATCCGCGGTCGGCGACGGTGCAGGCGGTGTTCGGCGACCGGCCCGGCACCGTCCAGGCTGACGGCACGGAAATGCACTACTCGGCGGTGGCGCCGGTGGCGGCCGACCTGACGATCGCCAACGACATCCAGGCGACGAGGCAGGGCGGCGCGCTGCAGGAGGTCACCGACGCCGCCTCCGTGCTGAGGTACCTGTTCAAGCGCACCTACTCCCGCTCTGACCTGCTGCTCACCTCGGACGCGGAGGCGCTGAGCTGGGCGCAGTACGTCGCGTACATCACCGCGGGCGGGAACCCGGAGTTCGACTCCATCACCCTCACCCCGTCGTATGACCCTAACAACCTGTGGCCGCTGGCGCTCGGCCTGAAGATGGGCGACCGCATCCAGGTGTGGCGCAGGCCGCCCGGCATGGCGACCCCGGTCACGAGGGACTGCCTGATCCGCGGCATCACCCACACGGTCACCGCCGGGGAGTGGGCCACCGTGTTCGACCTGCAGGACGCGTCCCGGTACTCGTTCCTGACCCTGGACAACGCGATCCTTGGCGCGCTCGACGCCAATGCCCTCGCCTACTAGTCGCCGTCCGGCACATCGTACCCGGCGATGACCTTGAACGCCCGGCGCGCCAGGGCCTCGCGCTGGTCGTAGAGCCGCCAGCGGAGCCGCCTGCGCCACGGGATCCGCGCCGGTGGCCGGGTGTCCGGGATGACGCCGTAGTCCATCAGCAGCTCATCCGGCGCGAATACCCAGGCGCTGGCCTTCTCGGTTTCCACCTGTCCACGGTACGGGAGAACGCATGCCACCTGACCCGATCCGCCCGCACACGCCGCAGGAAGTGAGGCGGTGGGCGCACGAGCGGCAGCCCCGCGAGCGCGAGGCTGTCCCGGACATCGGGGAGCGTGTCCTGCTGCGCGAGGCCGACTTCGCCGACCCCGTGCCCGCCATCGTCGCCGACGTGCAGGACCTCACCACGCCGGGGGACCACTGGCGGCAGCACGGCCAGCAGGCAGGCCAGCTCGGCCCCGGCATGCCCGACCCGTCCGTGTGGGCGCACGACCCGCAGGCCGGATGGCAGCTGGCGGCGGACCCGTGGCCGTGGGTGCAGGTGCAGGTCATCACGCACGAGGGCGGCGGCCCGCCGGACCTCGCCCCGCCCCGCTGGTGCAAGGAGGCCCGCGTCCGCGGGTCCGCCGGGTGGATGCGGCCGGGAAGCCGCGCCGCCACGGGCAACTACGAGGAGGGGTAAATGGCCGTACCGACATGGAGCGTGGGCCAGGTCCTGACCGCGAGTGACGTCAATACCTGGTTCGTGGACATCGTCAGGAACAAGCCGACCGACGAGGGCCCGATCACCACGACGACGCTGCAGAACGACAACGACCTGCAGCTGCCCCTGGCGGCGAACTCCGCCTACGAGCTGGACGGCTACCTGGCGGCGACCGGGGCGACCCTCGGCAACGGCGACATCAAGCTGGGGCTCACCGGCCCGGCGGGCGTCACGTTCCGGTTCAGCACCTTCGGCTACTCCGTCCTCGGGTCGCCGCCGGCCACCGGGAACTCGGGCGCGACGGCCAGCGGGACTACGAGCGTCGGCGTGAACGGCGGCTCGGCATCGACGGTGCTGGTCAAGGGGTGGGTCACGACCAGCTCGACGGCGGGGACCCTCATCTTGCAGTGGGCGGAGAACACGCCATCCGGGACCGGGACGTCGGTGCTGGCGGGGTCGTGGCTGAAGGCCCGCCGGATCGGCTAGCGACGGTGACGAGGGGGAGAGAAGGGGCGCGGTGGGATGGCTGACCCGGTGGCCGGAATTGCGCGACGTGGTAGTGGTGTGCATCGGCGCGGTGATAGTGCTGACCGGCCTGGGCGTGTGGGTGGCAACTGGGCGGGTGCTGCCGTGGGGGTTCCTTGGCGGCGGGTTCACGGCCATGGGGGTGCCCGTGGCGCTGGCCGTGCGCCGCATCGTCTCAACTGGGTCATCATCGGCATCGCAGCCGCCACTGTCCTCCTCGCCCTCATCCTCGCCGCTGCCGGAGGCCCGTGATGGCGAGTGACCATTCGGGGGTGAGCCGGCGCAGGCTGCTGAACTTCACGGTCATCGCGGTGGCGATGCTGGCGACGGGCATCGGGTCGACGGTGGCGAGCGTCGCCTACGCGAGCATGGCCGCGCACCGGCAGGATGCCCAGCAGCGGACGCAGGACAAGACGATCGCGCAGCTGCGCCGCCAGCTGCTCGCCTCGTGCGACTCCACCGCCGACCTGGGCAGCATCCCGCTGCCGGCGAGCCCGCCGCCGTCCCGGATCGCGGTCAAGCTGATCACCGACAACCGCGCCCAGTGGTTCGCTAACGGCTGCCCCGGGTCGCTGCCGGTCCCGCCGGGGCTGGCGGCGGCGGCGACACGGTACGGCATCCCGGTCAACGGGACGAAGGGCTGAGGAGAGCACATGGGCAAGTACAGGAAGGCGCTCGTGGCCGTGGTCGGCGCGGCGATGGAGGTCATCCCGCTGGCGTGGCCGTCGGCGGCCTGGTCGGCTCCGGCGATCGCGGTGCTGACGGCGGTCAGCGTCTACCTCACCCCGAACGCGCGCCCGTGACGACACCTGCGCCCGCACCGGGGATGATCGGGCTGGTGCCGATGAGCGGCGCGGGCGGCCGCCTCATCCGCTTCGGGCAGTGGCTCAACAATGACGGCTTCGAGGACTTTGAACATGCGTTCGTGGCGCTGCCGGGCAACATGATCGTCGAGGCGGAGCCGGGCGGCGCCCGCATCGTGCCGCTGCGGTACGCCGGCGCCTACTGGTGCGAGGGCATTTACGGGCTGCTGGCCGGCGTCGACCCCGCCGTCATCGACGTGAAGGCCCGGCAGCTCAAGGGCGTGCCGTACTCGTGGCTGGACTACGGCGCCCTGTTCACCCACCGGCTCCACGTCCCCGTGCCCGGACTGCGGAGCTACATCGCCGACAGCGGTCATCTCATCTGTTCACAGTTGGCTGATCTGTTGTACCAGCGGCTCGGCGCACAGATCTTCGCCGATAACAGATGGAATGGCTACGTCACCCCCGGCGCGCTCTATAAGCGCGACCTGCAACTACGGGAGGCACGATGACCGGCTTCACCATCGGCTACGACTGCACGCACGCCAACCTGGCCGCCGTCCCGAAGGGCGCGCAGCTCGCCGGGTACGCGACCGGCATCGGCTCCGGCATCCCGTGGACCGCCGCCGACTGGGCCGCCCACCCGGGCGCGATCCGCATCGCCCAGTCCGCGAGCCTCGCCACCGACGAGGCGGTCCACGCGGACGTCCTGGACGTGGAAGCCGGGGCGGCGACGATCAGCGAGTGCGCGCCGTGGGCGAGGGACGCCATGGCCGCGTTCGCGAGGGGAGCACGGCCGGGGCAGCGGCACCCGGCCATCTACTTCTCGGCCAGCAACGTGCACGCGGTCGTCAACGCGCTGATCAGCGGAGGCGTCACGTCCGGAGTGGGGCTGTGGATCGCGAACTGGAACCTGACCCAGGCGCAGGCCGTCGCCGACGTGCTGGCCGGGGCCGGGCCGTTCCCCGTCATCGGCGTGCAGTTCCGCAACGCCGGGCCTTACGACTGCGACATCTGGTCGTCGTCGTGGCTGGCCGACGTCAGCAGGCCCGCCGCCCCCGCGCCCCCGCCGCCTCCTCCCGCCTCGGCCTACCCGGTGCCCGCCGGGGTGACCGCCTCCGTGCGGCCCAACGTGACCATCACGTGGGAGCCGGGCGCCCCGCTGTCGCCGCACTGGCGCGTCCAGGTCGTCAGGGACGCCGGCGGGAAGCCCGGCGGCGACGCGGCGCACGAGGTCACCTCGATGGTCACCGTGCTGCCCCACGTGTCCCTGACGATGCCCGGCCCCGGTATCTACTGGGCGCGGGTGCAGGCGGCGGGGGACTCGCCGTTCACCGCGTGGGAGCGGTTCACCGCGTAGTTAAGCCAGCTTGAACGACGCCCGTGCTTGCTTAAGCCCCGGGTGCGATTAGTTAAACAAGGCCCCCGCTTCGGCGGGGGCCTTCTCGCGTCGGGCGCGGGCCTAGGTCAGCGCCTGCGCCTCCGTGCCCGCTGGCGGCGTGACGCGCCAGTCGGGGCCTGCGTGCTTGTTGTGGTGATGCGCTTCTACCTCGATGATCAGGTCAAGCAATCCTGTGGTGGTCGGGTTGGACGCGATGTCTCCGCACACTGAGCACTGGATAAGCAGCCGGCGGTGCTCCGGCCATGTGCCCATGGGGCCGCCCCCTGCCGGGTAGAGCTGGGCGTTGATTCTGTAGTCGACTTCCTCGTCGTTGTACCAGGTCGTCATGCCTCATCCTTTCCCGCTGGCGAGCACCTCGGCCAGCCTGTCCGCGTCGCACTCGCCGTCCGGCACCGGACGGCCCTCCAGGGCCAGCAGCGCCAGGCACAGCCGCACCAGCTCCCCGCGCACCAGCGCATCGGGCGCGGCGGCATCCACGGGCACTCCAGGAGGACAGGCGCGAACGCGCCGCCATCAGGCTACCGGCCCTCAGCACACCCGCTGCAGGTAACGGCAGCCGATCATCGTCCCCTGCTCGTTGCGGACCTCGACGTACGGGGCGAGGAGGTCGTCTCGGCCGCGCGCGGCCAGCGCCGCGACCAGCGACACGATGTACGTGGTACCCGGCTGCCTCGCCGGGAGGCCGTCCAGGTGCCCGTACTCCACGAGCTCATAGGAGCCGGACTCTCCGAGCTGGGTGCCCAGGTCGATCGTCGCCACGCGGACCACGGTCCCCGAAGGCGGGATGACCTCTTCCGGGCCATCCTCAACCGCGCGGTTGGCGTACAGGCTGACCGGGTGAGGGGTCAGGTTGATCAGCATTTTGTCCTCCTACAGGCCGCAGCCGCAGCCCGGGTCATGGTCTTCAGTGCATCCCGTGCCGTGGGCCGGGTCATTCAGCCAGGCGTTCCGGTGGCAGCGCGCGCACCAGCCGGCCTCGCGCTGCGGTGGCCTGTGGCGGCGGAAGACGCGAGCCAGGCGGATCATGCGCTTACCCTAGCCCCGCTCACGGGAACACCCCAGCGCGCACCAGCAGCACCCCGGCCACCGCGAGCACGGCCACCACGGCCACCGCCCCCAGCAGCCGCCTCACTGGTGGCCGCCGCAGCAGCTGCACTTACGGTCGCGGCAATTCGCGTGATCGCCGCTGTTGCAGGTCCCGCACACGGCACGCAGCGCGCGCCGCACCCGCCTCACCGGGGCACCCCGGCAGCCAGCGGCGACCCGTCCCGCCGCCACCGCTCACCCGCCAGGTCGCACAGCCGCCCCTCAGCCCACGCGCGGCCCTCCGGCACCGAGTTCGCCCGGCGGGCCAGCTGCTCCGCCGCCCGCAGCTCCCACTCGCTCCACTCATCCATCGGACGGCCGCCGAACGGGACACCGGGCATCACCGGGGACCACCCGCCAGCCGGTCACGGAGCCTGTCATGGAACACCGACGGGGACTCCTCGATGATCTCCCAGCCGTCGCCCACCGCCTCCCACTTCCCCGACGCGGACGTCGACGGCCCCCACACCATCACGTCGGCGGGGGCGCGGCGCTCCAGCTCGGTGATCCGCCGGGCGATGTCATGCTCCGGGCGCGGCATGCCAACCTCGTTCACGGCCGCTCGCCCATGTCCCTGAGCCGCTTGTTGCACTCATCGGTGAACCCGTCGATCATCGCGTCCGAGTACCCGCCCCGGTCCTGGCCGTAGCCCGCCGCCTCGCTGTCCCGGATCTCCCGGATCTTCCTGATGGCGTCATCCAGGCCCAGGTGCCGGGTCATCCGCCAGATCGCCGCGTCCGCGGCTTCCGCGCCATCGCCCCGCTCCCGGCCCTGCGGCCGGGGAGCGCCCATCGTGTCGTAAGGGTCATTGACCCGCTCCCTGAAGGCCATCACGCCTCCCTCCGATGCGGGCGCCTCGCGTTGCGGCCCGCGAATTCCCCGGCCCGCGCCTCCGCGCCGTCAGCGGCGTCCGCGTACCGGCGCGCCCCGTCCAGGTCGCCGGCGTCGAAGGCCTCCCGCGCCCCGCGCTCCCTGTCCCTCCTGATGCCGGCGTATATCCTCCGCATCGACTCGTTGTGCGCCTGCGCCTCGCAGCCGCCCCCCGCCGTCTCCCTGTCGCTGAAGCCCATGTCAGCCACGCCCCCGGTACGCGTCCTGGCCGCGGTCCCGCGTCTCCTCAGGCTGCCGTGACACTGCGCCCCGCGTGGCCTCCCGCTGCCGCCAGGTGACCCGCTTCTCGGCGGGGCGGCCATTCTGCTGGCGGATCCCGCCGTCCTGCGCCGGGCGCATGCCGTCCGCGCGGGCTCCGGCGCTGCGGTCCCGCATCTTGATCAGCTTGCCCGTCTCGCGCTTGTTCCGGCCCGTCTCCGGGTCGATGTGACTTCCCTTGCGCTTCATGATCATTTCCCTTCAGTTGTGACCTCAGTTGCCGAGTTGCGGATGCAACTCAGTCGTCAACCGGCTCCATAGGCTCCTGACCTGCGGAAGTTGCGTCAGTTGCGTCAGTTGCGGCCGCCGCCAGGCCGGCAGGATCGACCCGCAGGGTGCCGCCCGTCGTGTAGACCCGCACGCCCTCAACTTCGAGCAGCTGCCTCAGCTGCACCCCTGTCAGCTGCTTGTAGCCGCTCCAGTTCGGGGCGAGCTTCCGCAGCCGCGGCGGCAGGTCGGCGACGTTCACCCGGCCCGAGTCGCCGCGCGTCACCTCGGCCAGGTCAGCCAGCAGGTCCCGGGACTCCAGCATCGGCAGCCCGCTGCCGGGCAGCTCCCGGCCCTTGCGCGCCATCTCCGCCAGCGCCCGGTTCACCAGCGGCGACACCTGGTCGTTATCGCTCTTGGAATCCAGCCGGTGCACCTGCACCATCTCCGACCGCTCCCCCGAGAACCCCTTGCACAGCGCCGTCCCCCGGTCCACGCCGGGAATCAGCTCCGTCGCCCGGTGCCCGGCCCGGTAGGCCCCCTGCCCCAGCAGCGCGTCGTTGGCGACGTGATCGCCGACCGCGAACGCGATGCCCACCGTGCAGTTGCGGGTGACGTCGCGCGGCATGGAGTCCTTCGTCGGGGCCTGCGTGGAGACCATCATGTGGATGCCGCGCTTGCGGTCCAGCCGCACGTTCTCCCCCAGCAGCTTGCCGATGTCCTTGCCGTGCTTGTGGTGGGAGATGGCCACGTGTGCCTCCTCCAGCAGCCAGTACACGGGATGCAGCCCGACGCCGGCGTGCGCGAGCTCGCGGGTCACCTCCTGCTGCTCATGGTCGATGAGCAGCTGGCCGCGCCGCTGGATCTCCTCCTTCAGCCACTCCAGCTCGCCCAGGATCGCCTCGATGTGCTCGTCCTCGGCGCCCATCAGGTAGCGGGCGCACCGCGGCTTGAACGGCTCGAAGTCGTAGTTCAGGTCCGGGACGAAGATCCGCAGCTCAGTGATGATGTCCAGCGTGTAGCCGGCCGCCGTGACGCGGGCCCCGTTGGACTTGCCCTGCTCGGGCGCGCCGCCGCAGATGCTGTTCCGGCCGATGACCGGGATGCGGATCGGATCACCGCGCAGCGTCCGGCCGAACGGCAGCCCCTTGAACACGTCGGTGAAGCCGCCCTCGGCCAGCGGGTACGGCCCCGCGCCCTCCTCGAGCGCGCCCTTGTCGGCTATCCACAGCTTGAGGACCGCCGCCTCGGACCCGACCGACGGGAACACTTCCTTGGCCAGCCGGTGCAGCCCGGCGGCCAGGTCAGGGCGGCGGCGGGCCACCTTCTCGGCGGGGACGCCGGGCAGCCGGACCTCGGCGTAGGTGCCGCGGCCCTCCTGGCGGCACGGCACGAGGAACTGCAGCGGCAGCCGCTGCCTCAGGTAGTCGGTGACCTGCGGTATCCGCAGGTTGGCCAGCGCCTGGGTGATGGTCACCTCGTCGATTGAGACGTCGATGTCCGGGTTGGCCGAGGTGGCCGTCCACGCGGGCGCCATGCTGCCGCCGGTGCGGCCCAGCTGCCACAGGCCGGCCACGGCGGCCAGCGGGACAGCGAACGTCGCCACCGTCAGCGCCACCGACAGCACCTCGGCGGCCAGGGTGATGGCCTGGGCCGCCTCGTAGTACGGCGCGATGATCATGCGCGGGTCATGGTGGCCGAACGCCAGCGCCAGCCCGAGGACGCCCGGCAGGACGGCGGCGCCCGCGGCGAGCGCCAGCGCGCCCTTGATGATCGCGGGGATCAGCCCGACGAGCGCCCGGCGGTCGGCGCTGCGCTGCTTCCTGGCCAGCTCCCGCTGCTGCTGCCAGGCGAGCATCGCCTCGTGATTGCCCTGCGCGTGCAGCGCCTGCATCACCTGCTCGTGCCGCTGGCGCTTCCGCCGCCACTTGCGCCAGGCGACGACCACCCCGGCCGCCACGTAGCCGAGGTGGCGCAAGATGGCTGAAATCGTCCGCGATCGTCCGGCGCCGGCCGGTGAGGCGGCGACTGCCCCGGCCGCCGCAGTCGCCGCCTCGTCAACCACCTCGCCGTCGTAGACCACCTCCTCAACCGAGGTGGCCGGGACGGCGGGCAGCAGGTCGTCAGGCACTAGGGGCGCTCCCGTTCAGCGACGGCTCCGGCACCTTCGGCATCACCTCGCGGTGCAGCCTGGACGCCTCATCCCGCGAGATGCCAAACCGCTCCACCAGCTGCCGCTGTGACAGCGGGTTCGTTGCCTGCGCCGTCGTCTCCAGCGCCAGCCTGGCGGCCTCGAATTTTCCGGACGGCACCCGCTCTGGCCTGCGCTTCTCCTCCGCCGGAACGGTCAGCGCGACGCGGGCGGCGACCACTCTCTTCAGTACGCCCAGGCCCACCGCCAAAGCGGCGGCGGCCGCCAGGGGGGGCACCGCCGCCGTGGCCCGGTCGGTGACCCTGTGCGCCGCGATGTGCCCGACGTTCCCGGCCACGCTGACGGCCAGCCCCGCAATGGTCACCAGCCACGCCCCGGCACGGTCACGGCGCCGCCAGCAGTCGATCAGCGCGACGAACAGCGCCAGCTCCCCGACCGCGATGAACACGTCAACCTGGAGCGGGAACGCGGCCTGCCAGAAGCCCGACAGCCCGTGCCGCCCGGCCCACTCGTACAGGCCGCGGTAGGACTCGGCGAAGGCCGCCCCGGACGCTACGGCGACCAGGCTGGCGATGGCGGCCAGCGCGGCGAGGCGGGGGCCGCGCAGGATGCCCGGAGGGGAAGGGCGCTCGTCCCGCTCCGCGCGCCTGAGCCATGCGGCCAGGGGGGTAGTGACGCGGGCGATGCTGCCGTTAAAGTTCATTCGGGCCTCAGCTCCGTTGAGGTCAAGGGCCGGGCAGCGGTGTTACAGCACCGTCCGGCCCGCTTTCGTTATAGGGGGCACTGTACGTCACGGATGCATCCGGCGCTAGCCGGGTGTGCCTGGACGCATCCGGTCCCATCCGTTTACGCAGGTCAGCGGCGGCCTACGTTAACCGGCATGGATGAGGATCATGACGGGCCGCGGTTCCCGCCGGGGGCGATGGACTACGTTTACGCCCAGGTAGCCGCCGACATCGAGCGCCGCATCCGCGCCGGCGAGTGGGCCTACGGGGACCGGCTGCCCGCCCGGGAGGCCCTGGCCGCCGAGTACGGCGCCGCCGTGATGACCGTCCGCCGGGCGCAGCGCGAGCTCGCGGAGCGCGGGATCATCCGCATCGTGGTCGGCAAGGGCGCCTACGTCACCTGGACCGGAGAGGGCTAGTACCTGGCATGATGGGAACATGAGACCTCGGTTCGCTCCCTCCGGCCAGGTATCATCAGCGCGTGACAACCACAGGTGAGGAAGAGGCGCGGCTGGAGACAGCCCGCGCCGAGGGCCGCAAGCGGCTGAAGGCGGGCGTCTACGCCCGCATGTCGATCGCCTCGATCGGCGACACCACCAAGGTCGATGACCAGAAGCGCATCTGCGGCGACCTCGCTGATCGGCTCGGATGGGACGTCGCCCGGGTGTACGCCGACAACTCCGCCTCCGCCTGGAGCAAGCGGCGCAAGCGGCCCGCGTGGGAAGCCATGCTCGCCGACGTCGAGGCCGGGCAGATCAGCGCGATCGTCGTCTACCACGGCGACCGCCTGGTCAGGCAGCCGCACGACCTGGAACGGCTGCTCTCGCTGGCTGAGGCGAAGGGCATCCGGCTCGCGTCCCCGACCGGCACCCGCGACCTGGACGACGCCAGCGACCGGTTCGTCCTGCGCATCCTCACCGCCCAGGCGTGCATGGAGTCCGACAACACGTCCCGGCGCCGCAAGACGCAGTACGACCGGTGGCGCAGGGAGGGCAGGGTGCGTCCCGGCGGCCGCGGCGGCCGGCCGTTCGGGTTCGCCACCGATGCCATGACGGTCCTGCCCGCTGACCGGTGCGACGTCGCGACCCGCGCCGAGGCCTCCGAGGCGGACGTCATCCGCGAGATGGCCCGCCGCGTCCTGGAGGGCGAGTCCGTCAGGTCGGTCGCCCGCGACCTGTCGGCGCGG